ATATGCCGAAAAAGTCCAATGGTGGGCAAATGAAGCCCGTTTCCGGGGCAATCCGAGATGTCCAAGTGGCCGAAATGACTTTTGACGACATCAGGAACTTCCTCTGCCCGGCGGCAAACGACAAAGACACGTTCATGTTCCTGAAATTATGTCAGGCTAGGAATTTAAACCCGTTCTGCAATGAGGCCTACCTGATCCCATATGAAGACAAGAAGTCTGGAGAGATTCGATGCTCTATGGTGGTAGGAAAGGAAGCCTTCATGCGGAAAGCAGAGGCAAACCCGCAATACCGGGGCTTCAAGGCCGGCATTATCATTTCCAAAGGCGATGAGCTGACCTACCGTGAGGGCACATTCCAGCGAAAGGGCGAAACCCTGGAGGGCGGATGGTGCGAAGTCTACCGGGCAGATCGCGATGAGCCAATTAGGTCAGAAGTCTCATTGGTCGAATATGACAAGGGCTTTGGGCTATGGGGTCAGGGTAAGAAAGCAACCATGATCAGAAAGGTAAGTGTAGTCCAGGCGCACAGAGAAGGATTTCCGACCGATCTATCCGGGTGCTATGACAGAGATGAGTTGGGCATTGATCCATCTAATGAGGTGTCGTCTACATGAGAGTCAAATGCCCAACATGTGACGGATTCTGCAAGGTCCGGGATGAGCACATTGTGTACCCGGCACCATATGAGCGTGCGAATTCCCCGCTCGTGGTTTGTGAAACGTGTGGCGGTAATGGGTGGGTGGACCAATGACGCCTCCCATTTTTCACCTAGATGACGAAGTGGAAACGGCCAACGGAACGCGATTCGAGATATCGCAGATCTGGAAGAGAAAAGACGGCTCTTTCTGGTATGCACGCGAAGGAATGTGCTATCATCCTGCCAGCTCCCTTCGATTGGTGGAAGAGCTAAAGATATGCGATTATGTGCAAATTGTTGGCCTATCCACGAGCGGTGATGCTAACTTTCCCGGTACAATCGGGCAAATCGAGCGAACTGTGGGCACCAAATTCATAGTCGATAAATCTCCATATTTCTATCCACCAGAGAGCCTGCGAAAGCTCACTCCGGAAGAAGTGCAAGCCCATCGGAATCCCGGAAAACCTACATACGAATATCCAATCACACCAGCAAAAGATTTTGATGATTTGACTCTCAGAGACATTGCCCGGATGTCTGGCATCTGCAAAAACGAGCATGGTGTCTGGATAAGTACTTTACTTGGAAGGGCACATAAAAACGAGGAGCGGCTATCTGCCATCGAGAAGCAACTGGAAGAGCAACAGGAAAAGATCGGTCAATTCAATGGAGAGATCGGCCACTTGATCGGATCAATTCAAGAATGTCTGATAGAAGCCGGGAATGTCGAAGCAAGGACGAAATGCCGCGAAATGGAGATCGAGAAACGCCTTGCCTTTGTCGAAAAAATCCAACGCGACCAAGACGACCTGATAGGCCGCGCAATTCGGGACGGAGTGGTTGAGATACTGGATTTTAGGAGGAAAGCATGAACCAGATACTCTTCTCCCATTTTTATTCCAAGTTCCCTCGTGATTACCAATATTCCAAGCTACTTCAGGTACTACCTATCCAGCTTGCAGAGCTATCCCCGGAATTTAGGCGATACGATACGACTTATCTCGATGGTGGAGAAGAAAAACAATATCCTCTGCCAGCCAAAGGCAACTATATGCTCCTCCTATTGCAGGGCGGATCTGGTCATGGGAAGCTGTGGACTACCATTAGGTCGCAGACAGGAAAGGGTGGCTTGGACAAAATGACATATTACAAGTCTCTTGTGGGTGAAATATTTGAGTGCGATGTGGTAGAATGACCTGGACAGATGAAGACGTTGTATTGATCGCCGGGATCGCTGGCATAATCGTGGCAGCATGCGTCGCTTACATGCTCGGTTACTGGGATGGCTATCATGCTATCTGTGTGGGAGGGCAACCATGAACGATGAGTTCTATCTATCCAGAAAAGAGTTCGCTGCAATGCAAAGTTTCATGGGAGGGCATGACCATGATAGATTGTTCTGATTGCCCGGACCTGAAATGCGAATATTCCCTGAACCTGATCTGGTATTGCAAACATGATGCGGCGCACACGAGTTGTAACAAGATGCTAATGCCGGGGGGAAAGGATGCACGAAAAAATAAAATGTTGCATGGCTCCTGGTGAAGCCTCCCGTGAACAGGATTTGCGGATTGCGCTTTCACATGATCCGCGATTCGAGCCGCTACAGATCGATTCATCCATTCCGGTAGATGTCCAGTTTACAGGAACTCCCCGATACATCGGGCACGATCTCATGGGAGATGAATATGTTGTAAATATATTTAACTGTGAATTAAAAGAATGTTCCGACTACATTTCATCCGCATTAGGAAAAGATGGTCACCTATATTGTCAGCATCTATCCATGAGGGAATCCGGCCATCCCGCGATGATCCTGGTTCTTGGTAGCGACCTAGATGTCTCAAATGCAATCATAGACTCATTGCAGACCAGGTATAGAGGAAAAGAGCTTGCATTCCAGATTAGCAACTATGAAGCCAGATTGCAGGACTTCGAAGCTAGGTCGTTTGCTAACGGAATTCCTGTCATGAGGTGGAAGGCTCATCCATTTAGCCGGTTGCTCTCAACCGCGGCTCAGGTGTTGGGCGATCCATCCATGATGGGGTATGGCCCGAAGCCTGCAAATGGAGAACGGGATTTGGTGGCGGCAAGCCTGTTATTTCGCGGTATAGGGGCGAAAACACTGGAGCCAGTCATGTCAGAATATCGGCTTGCTCTTGTGCCGAAGGGCGAATATGCCAGGCAGCCGCTAGACATGGATGGCATAGGACCGAAGAGGGCAAAGCTGATTGAAGAGAGAATAGTGATGCATTATGTCAGATGATAACAAGCCGGGTTGGGATGGTGTATAAATGATTATATACAAATATCAATTGGTATTGGTAGAATCTCAATATGTGGCAATGCCAGAGGGCGCCAATGTTTTGTCAGTCGGATTGCAGAACGGAATTATTACCATTTGGGCCAAAGTTAACCCCAACAATCCGAGCATTGCGTACGCATTTTATATTGTGGGCACCGGCGGCGAAGTGCCTGGCAACACTGAATTTATAGGAACTGTGATGCAAGATAGATTCGTCTGGCATGTATTTCAGGGGCAATCTACTTGAGTCCAATTGATAAGCTGGTTGGGAAATCTGCATTGGATAGATTCTCTACGTTGATTACGATTTTCCTCGCTGGATTAAGTTTCGGCATTGGATTCTGGTTGGCGTATAGGTGGGTTGCATGAATACCGAAACTGAATTCCTCCTGCTATATGTGGGCAGCTTGGTAGTTATATTTTTCATAGGATTTGCATTGGGGCGGTATCTGTGAAAAAATCTGAGCTAGAGGTCACAATCGATGCATTGCGAAAAGAAAACAACAACCTAATTACAGAACTGCTAACCTTCCAGCCAAAAGCAATCGCCCTGATCAGAGAACGAGATATGATCTTTGACAAAGCCCCATTTCACAAGCCAACCAATGCGGCAGAAGAGTGGCAGGATCTGGCATTTTGGCTATATACCTATATATGCGAAATGGATTCGCTATGTAGGAACTCAATTGAGGAGGATGAATCGTGTTGTGCTTGAAATGTCGGCGCTATTGGGTGTATTTGGATCACCCAAACGTGTGCCCGGATTGTGGCGGGCCATTGGGAAAGAAAGAATTGGTCACGCGGATACGGATTAGGTGGTTAATATGATAGAGCCCACTTCCAGATTATTGCATTCCATCGAAAAAGACAACCAGACCCCCGAGCTACGGACCCTCATCTTGCAAAAAGAGATTGCTCAGGTGGGCTATAGGTTGGTCAGATGCCATAGGACGCCACAGGACGCGGCCATATATATGGCTGATATCGGGCTTGAAATCGGTCACGCAATGGTACAGCTCGAAATGCTGGCATTGGATCTCGGATTGGCGCCGGAAGACTGCAAGCAATTGGGATTAGCAACTACCTGGCAACGTTTCAAGGAGTTTTGGCCAAATGATGATTAATTATGGCGGTTGTGTCCCCCTATCATGCATCGACTATCCAGGCTTCGCCGCAATGACAATATTTTTACGAGGTTGTCATGTGCACTGCCCCGGCTGTCACAACAAACATCTGTGGGAAGGCAGCGATATGCGGGATGAGAGCGAAATTTTCCAAATGATAGACTCGGCAGGTGACATGATAAGTGCGGTCGTCATCAGTGGCGGAGAGCCACTTGAGCAGCCGGATGCAATCAGGTCCATTTCACAGTATGCTCATGGAAAGGGCTTGCTTGTCGGTCTGCATACCAGTGGGCGCGGTGATCTGGCAGATGTGATCGAGTGCGCCGATATGATCCTATTATCGCGACCGGAACGGCAACCCTGGAATGCGGGGGAACCTACATGCTAAATCATGGCAGTCGTCCCGCCACCAAGCACAAAGGTCACAAGCAGGCTAGTAAGGAAATATCGAGGTGAATTGTAGATGAATAGAGATGAGTTTCGCCGCACAATAGCGGCGGCTGGGTTATACGATCATATAGAAGAAATTGAGAATTGTATCGTTGGCATGACAGAAACGCGTTTTGCACCCGACCAAATCGGAGAACTCCGCGAAGCTGCGATACAATATCTGTGCGTTTGCACCGATTACAAAAAGCTTCGGGGCTTCTTGGTTGAATGCGACAACCTGAATAAATCTTATTGCCTGTCGTGGGATGAATCGGTCGCGATTGTGATTAGGATTGTAGCGGGGTGGGCCACATGAATGCCACCTCCTCAATTGGCTGGTATCTTCTGGAGCACAAGATAGATCCGGCCATCTTATCCGGCTTTCCAAAACGGCTGTCCGAGCTACCTCCTCACCTGGTCACGAGGTTGTCTGCCAATGGCATGATCCGGAAGCATGAGCGGGTTCGGGATAGGAATTGCTATAGGTGGTTGTGGGCGGCCGGGCCGAGGTTGCCGGGATTGTTGTGCTGGATGGGTAAGCGAAAACGTTAACTTTTTTCTGAATAGTAAGCGATTGTGCTTACGTAAAAGCTTAAATAGTAATAGATGCTACTATACATTAGATGAGGTGCGTCTAGTCGCGTTGAGTCTAGGTGGCCTTGTTGCAGCGGGGCAGTTGCGGTTAGTCAAGTCCGGTCCTGTTATGTAGGGTCGACGCATGGCAGTTCCGTTGGGTCAGGGCAAGTCGGGTCAAGGCGGTGTATGGCTAGGCAGTTGAGGTTCGGCACGTCGTGTCTTGTTACGTATTGGCAAGGCAGTTTCGGTAAGTCGTGGCTAGGTAGGCACGGCAGCCGAGTTAGGTCGGGTCGAGTTATGTCCTGGTAGGGCGCGGCAGTTCTGTCATGTCCAGTCCTGGATAGGTGTGTCATGGAAGGCAGTTAGGTCAGGTCTTGTCGCGTCCTGCTCAGGCATCACGAGTCGCGGCAGTCGTGTTCAGTCATGTTGTGTTGAGTTAGGCATGGCAAGGCAGTCTATAGGAGAGATAACCAATGGTTACAAAAGCAAAGAAAACTGAGGTCCCTTCGGGGCCTATAACTTTGAAAAGAATAGAACTAAAGACATTGGAAATACCCATCATTGGTATTAGCGAACTCATAGTTCACCAATGGTCCGAGAAGGCCAAAAGGCAAATGCTAGAGAAGCAAATGGCTCCCGGCATCAAAAGTAAACGCGAAGCCAAAGACCCCATAGCAGACTATGAAAGCACAAAATATAAGATGGCAGACGGCTCAGATGGATTCCCGTCAGTGGCCTTCAAGCAGGCGATGGTTGATGCTCTGAGATTCTACGAGGGAGTTACTATGGTCATGGGCAAGATGGCATTTTTCGTAGAGGGCGATCTAATAAAGATCGAAGGCGAACCCCGGATGAGGGAAGATATGGTAAGGCTGGAAACTGGAGTTGCAGATATCAGGCACCGGGCCGGTTATCCCAACTGGTCTGCGATGCTCACCATAACCTACAATCCTGAACTACTCACGGCGGAATCTGTATTGGCCCTGGTAGATGCGGCGGGCCGTATGGTGGGCGTGGGCGAATGGCGGCCATCTAGTAAGAAGAGGACGGGGCCTTATGGAAGGTTCCAGGTTGATGATAGCAGGTCGGTGGGGCGAACATGAAGAAAACATATGCCTGGAAACGCAGCATGTCACTGAATGCCGAAGTAGCAGGCACGATATTTGAGCGGATAACAAAGGAGCGGGGAAAACTGATTCCAGCTTACCTGGTAGAAGAAGCTAGACCAGATCAGTCGCCTTTGCATAATCTTTTTGAATGGGATGACACAATTGCCGCCCAACTGCATCGGGAAGAGCAGGCCAGATCAATAATCAGATGTCATGTGGTTCTGTTGTGCCCGGATGAGACCAAAAAAGAAGACGTGCCCATCCAGGTCAATGCCTCAAATTCTACCAGGTCTTTCGTGAATATCCGGCAACCAAACGGCGAAAAGAATTATGTCGCTATCACGGTCGTGATGGAAGACGACGCGATGAGGGAGCAATACATCAGAAGAGCCTATCAGGAACTTAACGATTGGGCAATCAGATACAAATCGATCACGGCATTTGCTGAAATCATTGGCATGATAAAGAAAACCAATCTTAATAAGATTTTGGCGGTGAAGTGATCACTTTTCTATTTTTGGTAAGTATATTTGCTAACCATACATACGAAGCTATAAATAGAATGAGATACATCTGTCACATGTGCACCCTTACCGACCGCGAGGACGTTTAGCGCATGAAGGCCGCTCAAGCCGGGTAGGTCAAGCCTGGACGCAAAACAAAGTTTGGGTTTTCAATAACGATTTTGGTGTAGCAAAAAAGCTCCCACTTGGTCTGTTCGAATGTCCTAAATGTGGTTTTGTAGTCGAGATGGACAAGAGAGGGTTTGCATTTTGCCCGGACTGTGGCGCGATTTTCAATGAGAACATAGCTCCACAAAAGGAAACTAAACGGAATATTCATGCAATCATGAGATCTGTAGCATAGGGCGGGGGCCTGATCCCCTCGGAATGGACTACCCATTCATGGTATGCTAACAGCATCGAGGTTCATATGGAAGAAGACACTTATGCCCCATCCACCAAACCGCTACTTGTCGCGGGCCGCCTATCTCATCCCGATTTTGAACCAAGCAAGATTAAGCTGCCCAACCTGTTAGAAATTTGCGGGATGCAAAGGAATAAATAGGTTGGCTGTATAGGTTACTTGTCTTTATCCAAGACCATCGGCCGGTGTTCATTGGCCCAACTTTGGACACCGGCCCTCATAGTCTCATGTAGACACTCCATAGGTAGCATATCGCTACCTATATTATTGTCATCGCGAGCGCCAACTCGCTTTCGACTCCAGGGGAAACATCGGAGATGCATGAAATAGGGCATCCTGCATATCGCGAGTAATCGCATGCGAAGTACCCTGGCTATCCTTGTTATCCAAGGTCGATAACAGTCCCTTCGTCGCCTGCCGCCGGGCGGCAAAACCAATACGGCAGCATCCTCGTTTTTATGCCGAAATTCACAAAAGCTAAACAGGGGTTGTGCAAATCACCATGACTGGATCACGCACGACCCATGCGATTCTTGGGCCTGGATATGCCTTGAAACTATCCATCGCCGAGCCACCCATGACCAACCCACGTAAAACCGGCTACTGTGCCGTCTGCGAATATAACAAAACGCACAAGCGGGCCTGCATAAATAAGAAGCTCCTAGAAGGGGCCTCATATCGATCTATCGCACAGGAAACCGGCCTGGACCAGCGAACGATAGCAAAACATGCCAAGGCCGGGCATGGGATGAAGCCTGTAATTGCGCAAGCGGGCAGGACGAAGGCGGTGAAAGAGGGGTTGGAGCTGGTGAAATGCGCGAAGGAAATCTATGATGATTGTAAGGACAATGCGGCGAAGGCGAAGAAAAAAGCCGAATCATCGCGCGATTTCAGAGACGCGTCCGGGTGTTGGGACGCTGCGACCAGAGCACTAAGCGTGTTGAAAGTTGGAAGTCCAAATGATCATGATGAAACCGAATCAGACGGCTACATAGACGCCGTGAGAGCAAACGCAAACAATGACTGGAAAGAAGCCCGCCCTGTTCAAGTGGCAACCACTGAGCCAAAAACAGAGGATGGTTCTGAATTGGTGGATGACTGAGAGCGGCGTAAGTGATTTTGACGGCATAATCTTGGATGGCTCCATCCGAGCTGGAAAAAGCCTGCCAGAGTCCGTGTCCTTCATCGATTGGGGGATGCACACTTACAACAACGAAACTCTCGGCATGGCAGGAAAGACCCTCGGAGCATTGCGGCGAAATGTGATTGGTCCGCTGCTCAGGGTGCTGCCCGGTAGAGGGTATAAGGTCAAAAATATACGTAGCTCTGAGACGCCTCTGCTCAAGGTGTCCAAAGGGCGGCGAACCAATGAGTTTCATTTGTTTGGCGGAAATAATGAGAGTAGTCAAGATCCGGTGTTAGGCTTTACCGGCGGCGGCTTTTACTTCGATCAAGTAGAACTCATGCCAAGGTCGTTTGTGGAGACGGCAGAAGGCCGATGTAGCTTAGAGGGCGCCAAACTCTGGTATAATTGCAACCCACAAGGCGCGAACCATTGGTTTTATCAAGAGTATTTGCAAAAATTGCAAGAGAAGCAACTTTTACATTTGCATTTTCTGATGGATGACAACTTGTCTTTGTCCGCAAAGACAAGAGCTAGATATGAGCGCCGTTGGCCCAAAGGATCGGTATTTTACAACCGAAACATCCTCGGCCTGTGGGTAATGGCAGAAGGTAGGGTATTCTCGTTTTTCTCCGATTCACCAGATGCCGGGTATGTGGTAGATAAGGTTCCTGCCCACTTCATCGAATATTTGGTGGCCCTGGATTATGGCATTTCGAATCCATTCATCGCCCAACTTTGGGGCCTGTCCGGTGGCTGTTGGTATATCCTGAATGAGTTCAATTGGGATTCGGTCAAGCAGCAAAAGCAAAAAAGCAATCCAGATTACATTGAGGACATGGCCCGGCTGATAAACTGGAATGGTAAGCCGGTATTTCCAAAAAAGATTCTTGTACCGCCTGAAGAGAATGGCTTCATCCGCGACCTGAAACGGGCAGGGCAAACCAGACCCAATATATGCGGCGTAAATGCGGCGGATAACGCTATCATGCCCGGTATAGAGGATGTGACCACGCTATTGAGTTTAGGCAAATGCAAGATCTACCGGACCAATTGCCCGGTTACAATCCGGAGCCTGAATGAACTCCTATGGGACCCGAAGGCGCAGGCACAGGGCAAAGATATGTACCTCAAGGGCGGTTCAGGTGCGGCTGATCATGGGTCGGATTGTACCCGCTACGCATCGCGATATGCAGCAAAAGTTCTGAGACAAATGGGGCAAATATTATGATTTATGATGTGGAATCTATCTTGCAAAAAGGGCTCCGTTGGCCTCCTGATGAAGAAAAAAGCCGCCTCGCGCTGTATAAGCAGAATGAAAACCTGTTTGACGGCAACCACACCGCTGTCTACACCGGCCTATTGCGGCTCTTCCATGAGGATGCAGCCGAACACCAGAAGATAGTGATGTGCCTAAATTGGCATCGCAGGCTATCCACCTTGTGGCCCGACCTGCTTATAGGCGAACTGCCAGAGGTGACGGTATCCGAGGCCGACCAGGAAGCAGTAGATCAGCTCCTGCAGGATACCGCATTGTGGCCGGAAACATATAAGGCGCTGATAGATACCTCCCGATTTGGCACCGGCCCGCTCAAGGCTTATGTGGCCGATGATGTGCCTATGGTACAGGCGGTAGCGCCTTCCAGGTGGTTCCCGATAGTCGACTCATCCGGAAAAGTCATAGAACATCTGTTGGCCTGGCAGGTGGACAAAATCCTAAATTGTGAAATTCACCGGATAGGCGAGGTTGAAACTAGGATTTATGATGTCATAGATGGCAAGATTGCATCGGAGGCAAGGGATATCGATGTCAAGAAAACCGACATAAATGATTTCCTATTGGTCCCTGTCTGCAACCTGACAACTACAACCAATCAATGGGGAATAGATGATTACACATCGTTGGACCCCATAATTAAGCGGCTAGAAACCCGGCTCACTCGGCTTGGTCGTATATTGGATGCTCATTCGGAGCCTGCGATGGGTGTCCCAGCAGATGCCATAACCAGAAACCCCGAAACTGGAGAGTCGCATTATGACAGCAATTTAAGAGTTTTCCCACTAGAAGAAGGCCAATCCCCGCCACAGTACATTACATGGGATGGGCAACTCGCGGCTTCCTTCCAAGAGATTGAATTTCTCATGAGTCAGCTATATGCTCTCTCAGAGACCTGCCCTCAAGCGTTCGGACAATCTGAAAGCGGAACCGCCGAATCTGGCACCTCGCTAAGGCTACGTATGATGGCCCCATTGAAGAAGGTAGAGCGCATGAGGATCAATGTCGATCCGTCCATCAAAAAAATGATAACCATATTGGCGGCTTTGTCTGGCATCACATTGGACCCGAAAGAAATTGTTATCACCTGGCATGACGGCCTACCAAACGATGAGAAGGAGCAATCACAGATCGAGATGACCGATGTGACCTCAGGCATCACATCAAAGAGGGCGGCGGCCATGAGGCGGTATGGATGGACAACCGAACAGGCGGATGCGGATCAGCAACAGATTAAGGAAGAATTGGTTTTGCAAGGCGGATTGATGTGAATGCCACTTAAGAAAGGCAAGAAAAATATAGGGAAAAATATTAAAGAGCTGGAAGAGCACGGCCATTCCAGGAAGCAAAGTATAGCCATCGCTCTTAGTGTTGCTGGAAAGTCCAAAAGAAAGAGGTGATTAAGTGGCTAAAAAGAAACCTAAAGGCGGAAAGCCTAAACCATGTTAATTTTTTTATTTGGTCCATATTTCCATTGTAAATATTTTACGTACTCAATCAACTCATAATCGAATTTGTCAATACGTGATTCGAAGATCTCAACTTCTATAGATCTTCCATTCTTGCGATCTGAAATAACGCGAGTTTTCATGTAATAATAATCATCATTATAAGCCTTAAAACTTTCGGTGAGAAATCGTCCGTTATCGATTTCATTCGCTCGCAAACTTGCGTTAAAGTTTGGTGAATTCTATGACAGATCAAGAGCTTAATGGCGGGAACCAGCCGCCGGAAGATAAATCTGGTGCATCGGCGAACCCGTCAGAGCCGGAATCTGATGATGACTTTACGCCGGAACAGAAAAAGAAGCTTGGTAGGATACTTTCAGCCGAGCGCAATAAGGTCAGAGAGCAATTCAAGGACTATGATGACCTGAAAGCAAAGCTGAAAGAAATCGAAAAATCCAAGCTCACTGAAGCCCAACAGCTCCAGTTAGAACGCGATGAGGCCAAAAAGGAAGCCGAAGCCCTTAAGAAGAAAGTTGAAAAGCTTGGAGCCGTAGAGCTAAGGACGAAGCTGTTCTCGGATTTCAAGACCAAGGCAGGAGAAAGCCTGCCATCTCACCTGCTGAAATATGTTAGCGGCAAGGACGAAGAAGCTATAACCAAGAGCATTGAGTCCATAGCTAACGATTTTGGCCTAAAGCTAGAGAAGAAAAAGAACATCGGCAATGCAATCCCACCGGGCGCAAATGATCCCCAAAACAAGCACGGATTCATTAACAGCATGATCATGGGCGCGGCTGGTAGAGGTGGCCGATAATCGAGGTATTCTATGACTGATTACATCAACAACACGGACTATAACAATATAGTCACAAGGAGTGGGGTCAGTAACCTGATCCCGACCGAATACGCAAAGGAGATCATTCAGACCGCTGTGGAAGGTTCTTTTTGCCTGCCTAAGATGACCAGGCTCAACGATATGCCTACCAAGGTTAGGCAGCTTCCCATCATGAGCCTCTACCCAACGGCTTACTTCCTGGCATCTGAGGCCGGAGAGACCGCTACTGATCAGAGCTACGTGGACGGCCTGAAGAAGACCACAAAGCAGAATTGGTCCTATGCCACAATTACTGCCGAAGAGCTGGCCACCATCGTACCTATCCCCGCGGCTGTCATTGATGACGCGGCAAGCGGCGGTTACGACATTTGGGGTGAAGTTGCCCCCAGGCTGTCTGAGGCCATCGCTAAAACCATCGATGCTGCAATTATCCACGGCACAAACAAGCCCACATCGTGGCCGGATGGCATTGTCACCGGGGCAGGAACGGCAAGTCAGACCATCGACAAGTCGTCCTCTGTCGGCTCTGGCCTGACATTCGCAGATCTCGCTGATGCGATCCTCGGAGAAGGTGGCCTATATGCGCTTGTGGAAGCCGATGGCTACGATGTCAATGGTGTTGTGGGTGCTTTGTCTCAGAAAGCTGCCCTGAGAGGCCTGAGAGATGCCAATGGTCAGTTCTTGCTTCAGCCTGATATGACCAGCCCGACAAAGTTTGCCCTCGCGGGCGTGCCGGTGTCCTTCCCCAAGAACGGTGCTCTGGATAGCACTGCCGCTTTGCTTATCGCCGGTGATTGGGCTAAGGCGGTCTACTGCTGGAGACAGGATATCGAGTTCAAGATCTTCGATTCTGGAGTCATAACCGACAACTCTGGCAATGTGATCTTTAACCTCATGCAACAGGATATGCTTGCCATGAGAGTCACCTGCCGCCTTGGATGGGCCCTGCCAAATCCAGAGAACCAGATCCAGACCACAGACGCAAGCAGGTATCCGTTCTCTGTGCTGGTGCCTTGAGGTGGAAAGATGAGATATCTTTCTATCTTTTTGGCAATGATGTTTGTAATTGGAATGGCATCTTCTGCCTGGTATCCTGGAACAGCTACCGTGAAAGTTCAATCGTTGGATGCGGCAGAGACTACCGACACTGACCAGATTAAGGCAGCCGCTGTGAATGAGTTTAACAGCACTACGCATTTCGTATTGACAAGCTCAGGAGCATCCAGTTCTGGTTTTCTTGCTCAACCAGACGTGTGCCGAAACATCATAGCAACGATGAATACAAGCACAAGCGGATCACTGAAGCTCACCGGCACAAACATCAACGGCGAAACCATTACTGAAAACCTGACATGGGTGGCGGCATCCGGTGCAAAATCCAGCACAAAGGCGTTCGAAACCATCACCAGAGTAGACGGCACTTGCACCACAAACACCGCTCAATTTATTCTGGGAACCGGCGATCTGTTGGGTATGAGAGCTACTATCGGACCAACAAATACGGTATTCATGGCTGCATTGGGTGGAACACGAGAAGCTACCGCGCCTTCCGTGACTGTGAGTAGTACTGATGTCAGCCTATGTACGATAGACACATCTACCGCACCCGGCGGGGCTGTAACTAAATTCTGGTATGCGTGAGGATCTTATGACCGAAATAGTAACAAAGAAGTTCATGAAGTTGGGTACGGTCAACATTCCGATAGGCACTGAAATAGGTGGCCTGCCGGAGAATGTGATCAAAGAACTCACTGCCAGAGGATTGGCGGATGTAAAGAAAGAGCCCATGAAAGCTCATAAGAAAGAGAAATCCGAGACGGGGATCTAAGCCCGTCTCATAATTATAAAGGTGATTATAAGTATCAAGCGACGCGATAGTTATATAAGCTAGTAAGATGATCATATAGTGCTAGATAGGCTGATCCCCGAAAGGCGGGAATTCTCGGCCCGCCTTCTAGCTTAGATATCCGAGAGCACGACGAGAGGTGCGTTTGGTTGATTAATACGACGTGTTTACAGTGTGGAAAAGAGTTTTTGGTTAAGCCGTCTAAGGTAAAGAAAGGCGAAGGTAAGTATTGTTCAAAAGCATGTGTTGGAAAATCGCAACAGAAACAGATAACTCTTATATGCGAAGTTTGCGGGAAAGATTTTTCCGTATGTTATTCAAAAAAAGACACTCAGAAACATTGTTCTTTGGCATGCTCTTTCAAAAACCGTCCTAAAAAAGAAAGAACCGAATATAAATGTCCAACGTGCGGGAAGGTGTTTTATGCTCTTCCAAACACACATCCTGGAAAATTGGCATATTGTTCGAAAAAGTGTTATACTATTTCACAAATCGGCCAACCTTCAAATCAGACTGGACATCATTGGACCGGTCCACATCCAATGAAAGGCAAACGAAAGATGGCGGAAAAGGTTTGTGAGTGGTGCGGTAAAATAACCGTTAATCGTGCCCACGTTATTAATCAATCGTTGAAATATTATAAACATCATTATTGCTCAAGAACATGCCGCGCTCTGGCTAGCAGAAAGGAAGATGCGCAAGTTAAAAGGCACTTCTATAGATTAGAATATAAAACATGGCGAATATCCGTTTTATCACGGGACGGTGGAAAATGCCGATTATGCGAACGAGACGGAAAAGTTAATCGTTTGCATCTCCAGATTCATCATATAATTCCATATTCAGTTAGACCGGATCTTGAGTTCAATATAGACAACGGGATATCCCTTTGTAAAACACACCATGATATAATGAGAAATTTTGAAGATGTGTGGGCAGAACAATTAGCTAAGCTTCTTGGAAAACCGTTGTTATCGATGCCTAAGCCAAATTCGCACGTTCTGAGAGGGAAACAATGACAACCACCCCGGTTTCAAATTCTTATATTACCGACATCGAAACGCTCGAATCAATGCTCGCATCAGACCCGCGCCCTGCCGCAATCGCTTTATTGGCGGCGGACTCCACAACCCAAACCTGGTATCTCCAGCGAGCCACAAAAATAATAGATAACATGCCCTTGAAAGGCAGCACATACAATTATATCGACAAGTCCTCTCCCAGCAGCGATGAGCAAGCCCTCATGTTCCCGAGGGTAATCAATGGCTATGCCTATGATTGGGACGATGCAACCTCCACCGCAATTGTACCCGAAGATGTCAAGAAGGCGTGTGCTGAAGAGGCAATCGCGCTATACGATTTCTACATATCTTCTCCAGGTGACCAGAAGCGGCGCAAATTGCAAGACCAGGGAGTTAAATCATTTTCTGTGGGCAAACTCTCAGAAAGTTATGGGGACGTGAAAGTATCCTCAAAATGGAAGGGAATGCATAGTCAGGACGCATACGATCTCATAAAGCAGTATGTAGCGGGCGCGATTAGGCCAATTCCATGATCGACGATTATTTGGCAGCAGGTGCATATCTGGTCACGAAGGCTGCCGCCTCATTATTCGACGGCACCTTGACCGCTTCTCCCACAATTAGCTCATGGCCAACTGGCATAACGGGCCGGTGCAAGGTCACTATATCGAGTGCGGCAGGCCATGCAGACGTAGCTGGAACGGTCATGATCGGCAGCGAGACGCTAACATTTATTCAGGCCGGAACTAAGCAGACCACAGTAAGCTTGACAGCAACCCCGGTTATAACCAGCACCGGCTTAGATTGCCATTGCCATATCACCGTCGTTGATGTTGGTGGGGCGGATGTTGTGGCCGAAACGCTAACCGCGATCAATACCAGAATCGAGGCGTACAATAGCGGATTTTACAATTCGCATGGCGTCTGGACAAAAACTAATAGCCTGATCCTTAGCACAACTGAATTGCAAATTGGCGATATTGTCCGCAAAGGGATAAAAGATTATAGAATTCAAAATGCTGAAGATAATCCGGATTTGGGCCAAGAATCCGACTTTTACACGTATTTAGCAAACTGATTACCAGTTGGGATATCCCAACGGAGATACACATGACACTTGCAGAAAAGATATGGGGAAGCTCGATTGGAGCTTTTATTGCCTATGGGAAGACGGCAGCGGCAGCGGCGCTAAAACCGTTGCTGGTAACGGATAATGGGGATGGGACAGGTACATTGGTGGTAAGTACTAGCTCATCTGCCTTGCCCGCCGGCGCGGCCACGGCAGCAAACCAGACAACCGAGATCAGCAAGCTGGATAGCATCATAGCAGCACTGACACTGTTGGCAGCACAAGGAGACAAAGTAATAGGCGAGGTCGTCAATGGCATACCGAACGGCATCCTAACCACTTTTACTGTTGATAATGCCTTTGTGGCCAATTCTGAGACGGTCTACGTCAATGGTCTGGCCATGACTAGAGCGGTGCATTATGTACCCACTGGTTCTCTTTCTCGGATAGTCTTCGAAGCCGCCTACATCCCGGAAATCAGCGACGTTGTAATGATGAATTACTGGAAGGCCTAAACATGAAACTTATTAATATTATTCTAATTTGCGCAATGCTCTTAGCTTGCATTTCGTCTGTGGATGCAGCGGGCACCACAAGACTTAGCCAGGTCAAACAGCCGGGAGATACCGATTTCAATTTTGGAGATCATAACATTACAGTGGCTAGGATAAACGGCACTCTCGCATCCGATCTAGCTAACCAGACATATCTCGATTCCAATGATACCGCGCTAGCGTTAGCCATCACCGGAAAGCTCGACGAAGATGGGGAAAACCTATTATCCAACGTCCTGAATAAATCTAGCACCACATATGCCAATGAAACCGCTATCAATGTCAGCATAAGCAATCTTGGTGCTGGCCAGGTTTGGCAAAACACCAGCCTGACAAACAACGGCCTCGCCCATACTGCTATCAATTCCAGCAAGGCAAACATGCTCAATGGCGTGCTAAACAAGACCGGCGGCACGATGTCTGGCGATATCGCTATGGGTGCCTATAACATCACCGGGGCAGGGAATGTCAATGCGACTGCTGTCTATAGTGGTGGGGAATTGCAGAGGAACCAGACGATGCCATATACAACACTAGTTGATATCAATGGTGGATATGTAATCGTGTCTGACTCTGATGGTGATTGGATCTATACTGGCACGGCAATTTCAGAAGACGAGGCCGCGATTAGATACGCCATGAGTCAAAATGGCGTAACACAGCTCTCGGATGATACTTTTTACGCATCCAATTTGAATATATCTATTTACAGTTCCCTTCGTGGCATGGGGAAGCAACGATCCGTGATTACGCAAAATGCGAATCTTCCTGTCATAAACATCAAAGACCAGGTGTATTACACATCCTTTTCGGATTTATCATTCAAATCAAATTTGATTTATTCTGAACCAGCTATACACATCGATCCAGGCACCACGGGAAATACTGGGATGCATAGTTTTGATCGAGTCTATTTCCGAGATTTTGCTGCACCGGCGATTGACGCGAACTCGTTTAATTGGGGTCTTGCGATCAGAGATTGTGCATTTATTTATTGCGGATCGGCTACGAAAGGCGCGATTGACTTGGGAGCGTCTGCTGCATATTCTCATCCAACGACCAATGTAGAAATTACTAAATGTCTTTTCGAGCCAAACATGTACGCTGACATCGTGTTGCGCGATAGCGTGACTGGTGTTCAAATAAGCCATTCTTGGTTTGAGGGACACTTAGTTGATACTGTGAATCAACCGATGACAGCACACATATTATTCAATTTGTCAATAAGTGGTGGTATTAGGGATATCAATATCCATGATAACGACTTGGTTGATACGGCTACGGCGACGTGTACATTGATTTCATCACTTCCAGGCACGCTCGCAACTGAGATTATGTATAGGATTAATATCCATGATAATTCGCTTGTTACAGTCGCGAATCGTGCCGGTATGAATCTGACTGGACTCTGTTACAGCGAAATACATCATAATCATGTATGGGGTCCAGATGTGGCTATGTATGCGATTAGAATTTTGCAGCATTCCGTCGCTGTTGACGTTTCTAACAATATCATCGAAGGCGGCGGCGTTTTGGTGAATGATGGTTATGGATACATACATGATAATACCATCACGAAAGGAAGAGTCGTCCTTCAATATGCAGACTCCGACACTAAAGTTAGTAATAATCAATTGTTGGAAACCCATTCCAGTGTTGTCACTTCCAACAGTGCCGCATCTGTATATGTCGTAGATAATAGAATCCTTGGGACAATATCATGTGATGCAAATACGATTTTGGCTAGAAATGTAGGTACCGGCTGCAAAACTGAAAATTCTGGCGCATCATCCGTTCTGAGTGGTCAAGATCACGTGCATGTTACACACGGACTTGTCAGTACACCAATCGCCGATAAAATCAGAATTACACCCAAAGAGAACTTCCACGGTATGTATTGGTGGGTTGATACCATCGGAGCAACCGAATTCTTAGTAAACTTGAATGGTACTGCTCCAGAAGATCTCGATTTTGGTTGGAGCATAAACTGACTGGCCATCTTTCCAATATGTCGATGAAATGTCCCATGACCGCCGGAAGGAACGCCGGTCCGAGGGCCACAGTATAGGTGAGTAGATATGATTTTAACATGTTCAAATTGCGGCTACAAGCTCGATGAGCAACCAGCCAAAGCCGATACATGGACGTGTCCTGTATGCGGAACCAAGAACGCAATCGAGGCCGCGCCTGCTGGTGAAAACTGGCTGGACGGCCTGTGTGAATATACCGGTCCTGGTCATGACCTGCCAACCGGTGGATACTGCAAGATTCCAAACTGGTCCCCTGAGAAGATCGTCGCTGCCTGGATGACGGCAGACGGAACCGAAAAGAAGACCAATGAGCTAACCAAAGATGACATAATCATTGGTGCCACCTTTAACCAGAAAGCCTTAGAGGCAATCGTTTCCACATACGGAAAGGACTTCTTCCAGCTCCGTGAAGCCAACGGCGGACCCATGTTAACCCTCGACCAGTGGCAAACCAAATATGGGACCAATGGTCTCGGCCTGGTTGCCATTCGGAATATGAGGATGAAGTTGGCCGGACCGGGGGTGCATTTCTGATGAGGCTTATTCTAATCTCGCTCATCTTTTGCATCGCCCTATCCTCGGCTGCAATCGACCTCAGAGGCACCGATCCGAGCTTTGCCAAAAACCTCTCGGCGCAAAATGCCCTATCTGGCTGGCAGGATAATGAGCTGCCGGATCTGGGGCATTACTGTTCCGGCACGCGGGTAGAGGTTCAGGATACCGGGCCAACAGAGACTTACTTAGTTCAATTCGCAAACAATGAGACCGTGCTACCGGAAAGCGTCTTTAATACTACCAAGGAGTGACCAATTGTGAAAGCAATCTTTATGAAAGAACCATACAAGTTTTTCGATACTGTATTAGTCGGAGGAGCAACCTATCAGATCGGATCGATGATAGGAGGCAATGAGCTGACAGAAGAGAGGGCAAAGCGAATTGTCGCTGAGGGCTGGGCCGAGGAGGTGGAGTAGATGGTACAAGTCTGGAAGTCTAAAACCCTTTGGGTTAATGTGCTCGCTGCGATTGGGTTATTCGCATCCGCTCAATTCGGCTATACGCTAAGTGCTGAAGTGACCGGTATCCTACTGGCTGGCATCAATGCCATTTTGCGGGCGGTGACAAACGAACCGCTGGAGTGGTAGGCCATGAAGAGATCTGCTATAATCGCACTAAACAACTATCCCGGAACCACCAACGATCTCCGCGGCTGCCTGAATGATGCAGCCGACGCAATAGCCACCCTCAAAACCAAAGGCTTCTCATGTGCGACATATTATGATAGTGCGGCTACAAGGGCCAAAATGCTATCTGGCATCAAGACAGCTTTCCAGTGCGCGAGGTATGGTGATTCGGTAGCTATTGTCTATTCAGCCCACGGCTCCCAGGTCCGCGATTCATCCGGAGACGAATCCGATGGGTGGGATGAGGTACTTTGTCCCTATGACTGGCCTAACTATGTATCCGACGACGACCTTAGGGGAATTTTGGCAACCGTTCCTGCCGGGGTCAATGTAGATGTCATCTTTGATTGTTGCCATTCGGGAACCGGCACCCGCGAGATTGGGCAAACGTTTACTGTCCGGTCGCTGCCGCCAATTGTGGGTAAAGTGTCTCATCCGGGCAAAAAGACGCGCGCCGCCGTGATCGCGAACCTAAATCACTGCCTATGGGCTGGCTGCAAGGACGGCCAAACCAGTGCCGAGCTATCCATAGGTGGCAAGGTCCGGGGCGCGTTCTCATATTTTCTCTGGAAGGAGATTAGAGCAGGTGGAACTCGCTCCGCTATCATGGCCCGCGTTTGCAAGCAGGTAGCGGCGCTTGGCTTGGACCAGATACCGCAACTTGAGGCTAGCAAAGCCGAGATGCTACAGGCTCCGTTTGCGTGAGGCGGCATGGATGGAGAGCCAAAATATGTAGAACTTCTGCAAGGGCAAGCGCGGATCGAGGCCCAACTTGCCCGTTTTGCAGATGACATGACCAAGATATGCGAATTCCGAGATGAGTTGTTAGCCACCAGGCAGGAGTTCAGTGATTATAAAGAGGGTCGCAAATCTCTTCCAGAGAAGATAACTCAATTGGAAAGTAGAGCAAATCTGCTGGAAACTAATTATTGCAATCTGAAAACGCTATCGGAGGCAACCGCGACCGAAGTGAGCACGCTAAAAAAATGGGCTAACCAGGCATCCGGAATTCAGCTCGGAATGCAGGCACTCATATTGGTCGTTGCCGCATTGACCCCAATCCTGATATGGTGGTTGCAATGATGGACAGCCTGTTCATCGCGGTATGCATCATATTGGCCATCTTCCTAATTTGGTTTTGGGGTAGGCAGCGAAAATTAAGCGCTATGCTAAAATTTGGGTGCGTAATTTGCTTGCTCGCGTGCACGGCTAACGGACAAGAAGATACCGATATCGTCATCATGGGAGAACGGCCAATGGTCTTCCCTGAGCCGATGCAGAAAGCAGAGATGGCCATAGAAGACATATTTGGCAACGAATCTGACCACATGCTCTTCCTGTCAGATGACTATTGGCCGATCTGGTTAAACAATTCGACAATTGCGTGAGGATATTACATGGAAAAAGATGAATACATATGTTCTGAATGTGGTAGAGTGATCCGAGCAGAAGAAAGCCTTTGGGTCACTGCCACGGAAACGATTTGTGAGGATTGCCATCATGATTGACGCCCTTTGGGGGCAAGGTACATCAAAAAGAGGGAAATGCATGATAGGGGCGAGCTGATGAATTGGCTACCGGCTCGCGGGCCTTATCATGTTTTGATGCTGATAGCGGATTTAAAAGTGATGCATGTTTTTGTCATGGGGCAATCTATGCAGTACAAGAACGTCGAAAATGAATCGACGCCTTTGCAACCCATGAGCTTATCACCATCATAAGTCGGGATATATTCATATCCATCGATATAGAATTTCTTCATGTTATCTCACCGCTTGCAAGTTTTTCGGATATCGTTTCTAGGATATCTGCGTACTTCTTGCCCGCCAAAGCGTTCTTTGCGACAATATGACTCAGATCGTCTGCATTGATAGAGTATTTCTGAGACAGTGTTATCAGATCTTCCAGAACCTTGCCGCGTGGAATACGCGTGTAGCATGATATTACATCAATATTGTATATGCTCATATGCGCCTCGTAATGCTTGCAAACTTTCGCCATCCAGCTTTCCTGATAAGCCGCTTGCCAATAGCCTTCGGGCCTTTCTGGATGGCTGATAGATCGTTATGCCATCGGAGCAGGCGATAGAGCCACGATTTCAGGCTCATAGATATCTCCACCACACATATGCACTGAATATCAGAAATAAAATAAATATCCCAATTATTTCAGGCGCAATCGAATCATCAAGGATGATACTATCCATTATTCCTCACCATCCGCCGGGCTTATTTTCAAACTTTTCCGGGTTTGTGCAATCCTTCCAACCAAATCGGTTAGTTGCGTCACATTGGCAAATTCCAACGTGGCCTTCTGGCGTGTAAAATTGATAAATCCAACGCGCACATTTTCCGCACGGTTCACTCACAATCATCACCATCCGCCGGGCAATCTTGTCTATGTTCACAATCCTGGCATTCCGTAACCTCGCGATATGCGAAGTTCCAGCAACCGCCTATTTCTTCCCCAAATCCATGCGGATTATCGCAGTAGACAGCGCGGCATAGGATGCCGTCGATTAGGAATTGATTCATGGACAATCCTTCTCACCAACCGGGTGAATAATAATCGTTACCTTTCGACCAGGCATATCGAGCAGTGCCCGATTGGCATCCGAACCACTATGATATTTGTCATAGTCCGTGGTTACCGATATGCGAAATCTGCCATTTCCTGTAAATCTCGCATCTTCCAATTCGCCTTCGATCTTCATTGCTTCTCATCTCCTCTGTAACGCTTCCAATGATCCTTCCGGTATTCGAATCTTGGACAACGAATTTTCGCCTTTCCATGCATTGAACATGATTTCTATGGCCTGACTTCTAGTCAGGGTCACTCCGGTATCATGCTCATGTTTTACGATCACTTCCAGAAGCCTATTCTCAGCTTCGTTGTCTAAGTACCTACTCGGCATAATATCTCTTGTGTTTTCTTAGAATAAATACATTTCGCTCCATCCTAATAAGCCATTTAAAGCCCCAATTCCCGCCCAAATAGGTAACTATGCCACCTATGCAATGAAGTGCTGTCTATGAGGCTATAGTGAGGTTCCATGCTCCCAGATCGCGAAATTCAACGAATCCTAACCAAGTTTGGGCCTGAAATTCACGCCTATCTGCAATCAGTGGGATTTTTCGATCTGGAAGGCCCCTACAATCCGGTCGACATATTTGATAAGCGTGCTATGGCCCGCTACCTGAAAGCGAGCACTGCGAAAAATAGAGCTGTATGGGCCGAACTGGAGAAGTGGCTATTTCCTGAGATGGTCGATTTTGGATCTGCCTTCATCGCGGTCTATGGCTTGAAGCCGCCAATTAATGTTCGCGACATCGCGACGGATTACATAAAATCTCGCGGCGGATTCTTGATAAAACGCATGACCGAAACCGACCAGAAGAGGCTCACTAATTACATCTGGCTAAATTCGCAGAAGAACGAAAGGCCACTTGCTAGGCAAATTGCAAAGGAGCCTGGTCTAGCTTCTCTGGTTAGTGGCCACCGGACCGCAACAATCATCCGCACCGAACGAGGGCGAGCCGTAAGAGGAAGCAGCTTGCAGATCGCCAAGGAAGCAGGCAGCACGACAAAGACCTGGTGGACGGTGGGCGATAGGCGGGTGAGAAAGGAGCATGCCGCGATTCACGGAATGACGATAACCATAGACGGCGAATTCAACCTAAAGGCCGGAAAGAAGACCTATACGCAGGAGTTCCCGGCCCAAAAAGACGTAAATTGCCGGTGCTGGCTGGAATATGGGTTTACCAAGCAGGTTGCTGATCGCCCCCATCCGAGTACCGCGAAATTGCAGGAGCTGTATGCTTGACCATCCAGATGGAAGTTGATACCTCGGCCCTCCGTGCCGCGATTGCTGAAGAAATCAAGCAACTTGATGCAAAAGGTGAGAAAGCATCGCAGCAAATCCTCATCGAAGGCAAGAATGCAGCTCACAAATTGGCAAAGCATGATACTAATTACATGAGGGGCGATGCACTGGAGCAAGGCAGCTATGTAGAAAGGCGCGCCCCGTGTGTGTTTGATATCACGTTGGGATCAGTTGCCGATTATGCCGTTTACCAAGAGTTTGATCCAAAAAAAGGGAGGCCATTTATCAGGCCTGCCGCTATGATTATGCAGGTTAAGGCACCTGGCATAATCGATGATGTTTTCAGCGAGTGAGTGTGACCTCGTATTCGCAAAGCTCTTTCAACATTTTGTAAAGAGCAATGAACTTTGTGTCATCAACCGCACCCGATACATGGATATCAATATATCCGTTGATATAGCCATCTTTGAGTTCCAATTCTATTCCGCTGACTTCGTCATCAATTTTCATAACTACCCCTCGTGATTTCGCAACAAGCTGTCTTTGTACCCATTGGTGGTACAACATGCAATCCTCGAATATCTCGTCCATGATTTCTCCAATGTCTTCAATGGGCACGTGCGCTTTTGCATACAACAATCTATCCAGTTTATCCGGCATGTAGGCGTCTTCATTTATCATGATGATTCGCCTCAAATTCCGCTTCATGCGCTGCCTTTCGGTCTGTCGTTTTGCGGCAGGTTTTGTTGTCCGAGGTCCGCAATTCAATTTCAACCGGTTCAATTCCGGGGATTTCAAGTCTGCATTCTCTTCCTGGATACATGTTATCACCATCTACCAACTCTTCCCATACATTGCTCCATTTCGGGCCGGCTTCTGGTTCGGTACTCTTATCCGCGATATGGGGCATGATGCATTGAAATTTGTGCTTCTCAAATCCAGATCTGCAATGCTGGCAGATCTCGGCTTCTTGGTAAACTTCGCCAACTCGCCAATCTGGATATCGCATATCTACTTACCAACTACCGAAATATCAGTCAGATCTATTGACACCGTCCCCAACACATCACCGGAAAACGTTATCGGCAGCATGACCGGCCCGTTATAGGCACCATATCCAAGTCTAGCTTCCCATAGCCCGGTAATGGGATTCTGCCAAGCATACACGATCGACATGGATTTACCGCTATCCATGAAGAGCTTGCATACGTCAGGATTTGTCTCAAAGTCGTCCGGGAATGCGATGACTGGTAATGTCAGCATTGCCAACACAATCAAACATGCAATTGTTTTCATGAAAATATAGACACCGTTTGAGGATAAATACCTATGTCTAACCTTTCCACCGCACTAGCCGCCGCCCTACAGAACGATGATACCATAGGCAACCTGATATCAGGTACAATCTCAGGCCGAAACTTTACGTTGCAGGACAGCCTATTAGAGACATCGCCCTATGCATGCATCTCCGTTATCGACCTATTGATCTCAGAGCAGCCATACTTTGGCACACGAACCCACGGCAACAAGATCGCGTCGGGTCAGATCGAGGTCCGCTGCATATCGAAAGCAAGTGAAGCCAATGCAACATCGTTGGCCGAACTGGTCAAAACCTACCTATGGACCCATAGGACAGTACCCTATGATGGTCTGAATTTGGTACTTGGAATATCCAACATTATGCATCATTCAGGTACCAATGAGGAATTAACGACATGGGAAGAGATATTGACTGTTGACTATGTTTGAAAAAAGAATTCAGGGCTGGATGTAATGCTTCGTCCCATCCAGGTAATGGCCCTGACCATCTGACAGGTTGCCGACTCTGATCAAACTGCCTTCGGCAAACGCATTTGTCATATCGGCAACCTCGGAATAGTCGAATGCCCCAACAACTTTGCCCTGGCTGGCATTCCAGGCATCACCCACTGGCTGAAAGGTCTGCGTAGGCAACACGAGATCTTCCTCAACAAATCCCTTGAAGATATCGCGAGATAGGTTACTATTCGACAGCTCAACGGCACTTGCCATGCCCACGAGGGCGATGGCTATAAGCAATAATGCGATATTTCTCATTTTAAATCACCATTTCGTTCCATGTTTTTTTCTTGGTCCGGCGAGATCATCGCCGGCTCGGATTTAGTGTACTTTATGATGCTCCCATCCTCGTTATGTACATGCATCTCGTTTTCTGAGACACAAAGTCGCGGCCATCCCGTAGAGATCATTTCAAGTCACCCTCGTAACGATCCGGTAAATGCATGCTGATGTGTTCTACTTTCCAGCACGCACGGTTTTCCGGCACATTGGCCGAATCATCTATACTTTTCACAGAAGACCCACCATAGTTTATCAAGAATGCGTTTAAAGCATCTCCCTGGTTCTTATATCCTTGGTTAAACTGGTAGGATCGCAGAACCACGTGGGCCTCATCCGACAAAGTTTCATTGATCTTTGCCATAGCAAGTAATTACTAATTATTACTATAAGAAGGTATCCCTGTGACGCATATGATATCCGATGACATATCGCCGGCTGAAATCAATTCGTTTGGAATTGATAGTTTGAAATTGCTATTAGAACGACTTGAATCGAAAAAAGACCACATCGTCAAAATGTCCCAATGGTACGAAACCGCGCAAATACGGGGCGATGACGGGACAATAACGATTCTAGGGAATCGTCACGTTGAAATTATTTTGAATCAGCAAGTTGTCAAATAACAATAATTACCGCCGATGAAGGATCTTTCCAGAGGCATTGTACCGTTTTCAGAATAGATTGCAATCTAGAGGAGAAAATATAAATGACTATCGCACCTGTACAAGGTAAGGAAAGCAAGCTCACGGTTGGAGCTGGCTATGTTGAGGTTCTTGGAATTAAAACCGGCAATCCTGATCAGAGTTGGAATACCGAAGATTTCATGTGCTGGGGAGATGAAGCGCCCACTGCCAGCATGAATTACAAGGTCTGGCAGATCCCGTTCACCGCTATGTATGACATTGAAGAGGCTTCCAATCCTGGTCTGAAAGATGTTTTCGAGGCATTCGATGCTGGCTCGGATCTGCTCTTCAAGATCTACCCAGATGCCGACGTGACCACCACATATTATTCCAGCACGGCCCACGTCATGGACTGGAAGGTCACGCAGGACGCTCAGAAGAACGATGTGGTCACGTTCACTTTCAAGCCGGCCACTGGCGCCGCTGTACTCACTTGGAATCACGCTTAGGGAGGGCTAATCATGGCATTAGCACCAATGCACGGCTATTCAGGAGCACTGTATTTGGCGCGGGGAAGTAACAACAATTACTCAAATGAGCCAATGTCGGAGGTTAATCTATCCTCCGACGGCTACCCGCGCTATACAGTCTACGAAATCACCAATCCCGATAAGCGGTACATGAATGATGACAGCACGCCGACTTTTGCGTCTACCGGCACCATTCCGACCATTTCCAGAATTGAGCACTGTGGTGGCCGGGTAGTATTCGCCACTGCTGCTGATCCTGGCGATACTATCACATGCGCTACGGGTCACTATCTGACGGTTACAGAATTTGTCGGTGTTCTGGATTGGCAGCTTTCCGAATCATGGAAAGAAGAAGCCTACATGCATCTAGGAGATTCATGCCAGTCGGCTGCTCTCATCCACAAACAATGGGAGGCAACCGCGAATGCACATTGGATGAACACCCAGGCCACATATACCACGTCTGGAGGGAATACCAACAGTCACATAACCCTGACTCACCTGCCGGGCGGCTCGGTCGGGGACCTGGTATCCATCCAGTTGGTCGATCCAGGTACAACCAATGCTACAATCGATGTGGCTGTCACTGGATATGATATTGTAGTCACGCTGGCATATGCGACCGGGGCCATCACCACCACGGCAAGCCAGTTGGCCTCTGCTCTACACTGCGAAGCAGTGTTAGCTCTCGGAATATCGGCCATTGTGAAAGACGGCGAAACCGGTGCCGGAATTGTGGCGGAGTTGGCCCACACGCACCTGGCTGGTGGTCTGGATGCCACAGACTACTCATCCGAGACATCTAAGGTGGTTGTGGTCCTATACACGGATGAGGCCAATGACAAGCGATATGAGGGCTTTGGTATCATACAGAAGTTCAACCCGAACCATGATGCCGGAGCACTCATCAAAACCGGGCTGACGTTCCGCAATCATGGGCCTGATCCTATCAGGTATCGCAAAGGATAGTGGAAATTATGCGCAAAGTCATAGCAACTAAATTGAGGCAGCTAGCCGATTGGCTAGATCCTGCCCTTTTCATGTGCATAAATTTTGATGAAGACCAGATGGCAGAAATAAAGCGATATGTAGACGACTCGTGCAGAGAAGCATTAGCAAACGTCGTCGGTAATATCCGAATTCATACATAGAGAATACGGCCAAAGCTAGGGCTGCGCACCTGAAACTACGTCCTGGGTAGCCGCTTTGGCCGATTATACAGGATTTTCAATGCAGGAATTGATATATATGGGATTTAGAATTGATTTAAATGATGCAAATGCTAGCAATGGCAAAATAATGTTCGACGATGTCGATTTGTCAAGTGGAGTAATGCGAGTAGAAGTTATTGCTCATCCGGGAGAAATGACTTGCGCAATCTTGAAAGTGGCTATTGAGCAATTAAATGGCGTTGATTTTGGTGGTGCCCATGTCTAAGAAATCCAATCCCGAAAAAGGCCTGCCATCGGTCACAATCGACCTAGACAAGCCCCGAATCCTCAAATGGAATAACGAGCAGACCAGGCTATTTGAGGAGTGGGCACTGCCTTACTTGGACTTTCCGAGGTCCGGCATCAAACGTGAAATGCCCACGCAACGCAACCCAACCGGCATAATCACGATGGACGGCAAATTCGCCATCATGAATTCGCTCAATACAGCTACGATACAAACTAGGGCACTCTATCATGCATTGCAGGCCGAAAATGCAGACCTGTCTGATATCAAGCTTGTTGACGGGCTGGTCACAGAATACAAGGCATCTGGCCAATCCTGGGACGATTTGCTAATTGCGATTCAAAGATCATTTCTGCTTGCTAATGACCCTTCTTCTCTTGCCTCACAAGAAGTGAGGTGGAAAGCCTTACGCGATCTGGAAAAGATCAATCTGAAAGTGGCGGCCAAAATGCAAGCGAAAGCGGAGAAGGAGATAGCGGAGCAGATGAAGAAGGCGGAGAAGACCCTGGAAGAACTCGATTCTGGCGAGATACAGCCCGCCTCGCCTACAGTTTAGGTCTATCGCCTGCCCAATTCTGGAAAGAATATTCATATAACGAGCTTCTAGCAAAACTGCATTTCGACCGGCAGAAGCACGCTCATGAAATCGATATGCTGAAGTCTGCCGCCTGGATGAATTCACAGGCCATAGGCAACGTGTTATCTGGTTGCTTTGGTGGCAAACCGCAATCGTTTTCAGAATTGTTTCCATCGCAAAAAGAGATAGCATCCGAGCCAGATAAAATCAAAACCGCGTGCACCAAGCACGGACTCAGACCACCTACGAAATTTTAAGGAGTGATTACATATTTCAGCCTTTAGCCTGACGGGAACTGCCGACTTTTCCAGCATCAAAACCGAACTGCAAAATCTTGAGCGGACTATTGGCAACCTGAAAGTTCCTCAAATAAAGACTGAAGTTGCCACTCCCAACTTTTCCAATTTCTTTTCAGCTATAGACAAGGCAGAAAAGCAGGCCACTATCAAGATCAAGCCAGAAGTTGACAATTCATTCATGGCCGGGCTGTCGAAGTCCTTGACCGGCCAACAAGGTAAGTTTTCCAGCGTTGGTAAAGAGCTTGGATCTTCCCTTACCATGGGAATGCAGCAACAGTTTGGCATGGCCGGGGGCATGGCATCTAGTTTAGCTCAAGCGCTGGGTCCGGTCGGCATAGCAGCAACTGTAGCAGGTGCGGGTGTAATCGCCCTTGGCGCTGCATCAGTCAATGCGGCCCGCGGTTGGGAAACCCTGATGGCAGGCGTCAGCAAGACAACTGGTGCCGAAGGTGCCGCACTCACTCAGCTCTCCAACACCCTGCTCAACCTATCCAAGGAGATGCCAATTGCACAAGCCGAGATAGCGAAAATCGCCACTGTGGGCGGTACGCTTGGCGTCAAGCAATCGGATTTGCCCAAATTCGTCAAAGATACCGCTATGGCATCTGCCGGTTGGGGTATGTCTGGAGAGGAAGCGGCCAACTCGATAGCAGGAATCTCAAATGCGTTCAAGGTGCCGATCGCAGATGCTCAAAAATTTGGGTCTGTCATTAACACAATGGCAGATAACGTGGGCGGCTCCGAGAAAGAGTTAGCTGACTTCCTGGTCCGAGCATCCGGCATTGCCACCACATTCGATGAGGGCATAGCGTCGACTACCGCATTTGGCGCGGTCCTGGCATCAATCAATATGCCTATGGAGGTTGCGGCTACTGGGTTGCAGTCCATGATGGCCTACGCGATGGCCCCGTCTTCACCGGAAAGGCTTGAGCAATGGGCCAGCATGATGAATGTTACCGTAGACCAGCTCAAAGCCAAACTGGAGCAGGATCTATATGGTACCCTCATAGAATCCAGCAACGCGATAGCCACTGTGGGCACCGAAACGGAACAGCAACAGGCCCGGATAGCCATTTGGGGTGAAGGCGGAGCGCGTGTCTCATCCGGCTTGGTGGGAATGCAAGACAAGTACAACGAAGCTCTAAAGATGAGCAATGAGCAGCTCGCTACCGGTAGCAGCCTAGCCCAGGCATTTGGCGCACAAGGTGCGACAGTCGATGCAAAATGGCAGAAGTTCACAAACACAATGAGCACGGCGCTCATTCATGTGGGCACTGCGGCGCTGCCTGTGCTTGGACAAGTGCTCGATACCATGTCCGGGCTCGTTGCGGCGGCAGACGATTTTGCCGCTACCACATTACCAGCATGGGCACAAAGCGCCACTGACTGGGTCAACGAAACACTCGGCATGGAAGAAGACACGCCGGAAGAGATAGCAGAAAGGAAGGCCAAGATAGCGCGAACTGCCGAGAAGACAGTTACAAAGGTTGCCGACACCACAGGATACCAATCGTATGCAGAAGCACAAGCGAGCGCAGCCAATTTGGGGCAGGGAACAGGCAATTCATATGTCGATGGGCTGAATTCGGCACTTGATACCGGATTGCCAAAGGCGTTAACTGATGCATATTTGGGGGATGCTCTAAAAGTTTCAACCGAAGCGGCCAAAGTTGCAGGTGGATTGACCGGCGAAGAGTGGGTAAAAGCGTATGGGAGCGCCTCATCTGCCGGGATGACGCAGGTTAACGGCAAATGGGTATCCAACCAAGAACGAGAATCTTTCTATAAGGACAAGTCGCTCAAATCCGGTGAATACTCGACATTTGCCAATGGTGAAGTTTCCTGGAATCTACTCAAGGAATCCGCGAGCGGCAAATCCGGCACTTTGAAAGCCGTTATTTCTGTCGATGGAACCGAATACACAAGAGAATTCTCCACCTTGGAGGATACGGCAGAAAGTGCAACTAAAAAGATAAAAGCGGAATTCAGAGACGTTGCAATTGATATCCCGAAATATATAAAACAATATGGTGGTGATGTAAGCGACGCATTATCTAATGCACTTTCTGATGGTGTCGTATCATTCGAAGAGAAAAACGAATTGGGAGAGTACATCAATTCCCTGAAATCGATGAAGGTGGACTTCCCCGTCGAATTCGACCAGGCCAACCTAGATGATCAGCTAACCAAGTTAGAGGCTACCAGGTTAGGGCTAAATGTTGACCTTTTACTAGGGACTGACAAACTGGAAAGCGATTTCTACAAATGGGCTGAAGAAAATGCGGATGTGATTGCTACCTACCTGGCAAACAATACTTCCTACATGGAAGCCACGGAAGGCAGGCCCGAATACCAGTGGCTTGAGCTAAATCCGGATGCTGTAAGCCTGATGGAAGATTACAATGCGGCTCTGTCTAGCCACGATCCAAAACAGGTTGGTCAGTTGCCCGGATTGCAGGCCGACTTAATGCGATTGCACCCGGAACTGATAGATCAAGCATTCTGGACTACCAAAGTAAACGTTGCTCAGGCAGAACTCAATGAACATTTTGTCATTCTTGGTAATACCGTAGTTGGTATTGACAAAGATGGGAAGGCGGTAACTGAAGGCTTCCAGGCAGAGATACCAGTATTGGCAGCTCACGGCACCGGGCTAATTACAGATGCCGAGGCGACAGCATCTCATACTAGATCAATGTTATCCTCCATTGCGGCCATGTCAAACGTCCATTATGGGACATTGCCAACTTCGGCCAATTATGCACTACCAGGGACCACAGAACGAGCTTATACTTCGTACAAAACCAACGAATTATCATATTCCCCGCTAAAAAGCTGGAGCCTATCATCGTTTGCGAAGGGCGGATTTTCCAGCCAACCAACCGTGATGTTTGGCGAAGCGGGGGAAGAGGCTTATGTCCCGATCGCAGACCGCGATGCTGGACTGAAGATTCTGCCCGATGTGTTACGCAAGTTGGGCGTCAAGATGGCCGCAAAAGGCCTCGTGATGAGCGATAGCTTGTCTTCTTGGGGCGGCCAACCTCATGCAAGTTCCGCCACATCGTCCACTGAATACGATTATTATGGTTCATCGCTTGCTGATAAGTGCGCCTCTGGTTGCGAAATTGGTGTAAAGAAAGCAACCGACGATTGGCTAGAAAGTCCTGATGTGTTTGGAGATTTCAACGATGGCCTTAAGCAGGTATCATTGTCATCCAATGCGGTTGCATCCGCAAACTACAAACTAGCAGGATCGGCTACTTATGTTTCAAGTCGGTGGATGGATGAGTACGACAGGATCACGATCACTGCGCCGGGCACCGGATTCCAGTCTAGTTCAAACCGTGGGTATGTACCGGTTAGCATTTCCGCTGCCGCAAAAGAGAACATCATCTATAATCCATTCAATGACAACGAATCCAACTGGTCTGCATCTGGCATGGATGCAAAAATCTTTGCCATGCAGCAACAGTACGCGGGCAAATCATCTGTCATGCCATCTGGAGAACATGAAGAACCTAGCTGGATTGTGGATACCGCGAATGCATTGGCAGGCAAAGAGGTAATATCCAAATATTCCGAAGGTGTCATGAATCAGCTCGCGATAGAGTACGATTCATTGCAGGCAGAGAATACCGCAATACAGAGATACTCGGATGTCACTGACAAAAATTTCTATGCACAGCTAATGCTCCTGGATGCGACCACGCAACTCACGGCGGAAAGCAACGAATATTGCGATGGCACCGGGGAAATGCGACGTGCATTGGAACAGGAGCAGATGGCATCTGAAAAAGCAACCCTTTACAGAAAGTCTTTGGTCGGAGTCCAGAGCAAATATTATCCTGCCGCGAATGCCTATCTCAATGAGGGAAAATCGTTTTCTGAAGTAGAATCGATGCTCCCGGGTGGTAGCAGTGCAAATGATCGTGTTGTAATTGCTATTGGCAAAACTACCAAGCAAGTTTCCGATGTAGAGGACGCTGTAGACGAATCCGCCAACGAATACGGCAAATATGGCAGGAAGTTGGACGCGCTCACAGATGGGCTCTTTGCAACGGTAGGTGCGCTACGTGGTAGCGCACAATCTGACCTATATGGTGACAAGATGCCCATGTCGCAGTCGGCCAAATGGTACATGGATGAGTTCTATACAGTTGAGTATGGGTTGGGCCAATGCGTTAGCTACCTTTCCGATTTTGCCATTCAGCAAGAGGGTGTTTTCTCAGATGTCCTATTCCAACCGTCCTATATCGGGAAAACTGCCGGTTATGCGGGGGCGGGCAAAGGGGGCCTGCCAGGATACTCTAACATAGCTGAAATCCTCCCACAAAACGCCTTGGAAATGCAACGAGCCGCAAGCGAATTTGCAGATGTGGCCGACATGACCGATGCAAATTACCAGCTATCCAAGATAGGAGAGTCATCCGAAGCCACAAAGGAAGCGACGGAACAGTCTGCAAAAGAGCTGAAAGAAGTTTCCAAGAATACTCAGCAAGTTGCTGCACAGAATGCGGCGATGTCTGACCTGTATGGGCAGACGATAGATGGCAGTTCTGGTTGGGGCGGAACCTCAATAGGCGGCGGAGGTGGCTGGATAGGAACATCTGGCGTGTACTCTGGCATGAACGGCAGCGTTTATTATGGGTCCACAGTAGGCGGTTGGGGTGCACAGGCCAGCAATTCCATTAGCGAAAATACCGGAACGGTAAGCATTGGTCAGGGCGCTATGTATTACGGTGAAGGTGGATTCGCAGACGAGCCATCTCTGCGGGTTATCGGTGACAATCGCAGGGAAGCATATGTACCCATCTCAGATAGGGCGGCAGGCCGCCGCATATTGCCACAAGTCATGAAAGAACTTGGTGTCCGGACCTTTGCGACCGGTGGCATAGCGGGTAGTGGTGGATTATCTTCATTGGTGGAATCGATAGGCCCGACTACAATTACATATGCTCCGACCATAAATGCCGACGGCCTCAGCAAATCGCAGGCACAAGCCTTGATTGATCGCAGTCAGGATAAATTCTTGGAGAAAGTAGCAAAAAAACAAGTATTGTCAAAGCGGAGGCGCGGTTAATGGACATCTACCTCCGCAATCCGAGCATTCCAGAATTCCTCATAGAGAAACCTACTGCCAAAAACGGTATCAAGTGGTCAATCAAGGACCAGCAAATTACAGACAGCTTTAGGTCAAGGTCGTCAGATCTGACTTTGCCCAGACGGGTCCCGGCCCGCCAATTTGCCGAGGCGACCTTCTGGAATGCTAACCAGCCATACGCGAGATGCTATGTAGAGCAATATGAGGTCGATGAGAAGCGAACTAAGAAGCTCACCTTACAGGGGATAGAAAAGCAATTGGAATATCGCTATACACCGGATCTATTTTACCCAGACGGGACCACATTCGCAAAACTTTTTGCAGATCACTTCACCTTAAACCACCCACCGGGCCTATTGGCCCTGGCGAATGGCTGGATACCCCCGGGGTGGCCATTTTCATTTGTGGATACTGATAATAATACCGTCCGCATTGAAGATTGCGGAACCGCAAGCAGATTTGCTGAGAAGACCATGTTCTTCATCGGCTACCAGTATGTCAGAGGCCTCTCGTTAGTCCATGATGTGGAAGAATTGGCCTACATCGACCTAACCTATTACCGCACTGCCACAGACCTATATATCCGCATAGATCATGACTATTCCCGCGGCTGGTATGATCACGGCTATCTATTGTGTGAGGGCGTTTTCGATACCGGGATTAGGTTGGGCACATGTCCAACGGATACATTGGATGGGGACCTAATAGTTTCCTGCATGGAGAATAATATTGCAGATGTTCTTACTGAAGTGATCAGGTCACATGACTATTATCTCCATTGGCGGGAGGAATCGGACCACCTATACTTAGACATCGACGATGAGGAGGGGCGCGATGGCCCTGTATAATTTGCGAGAGTCGGAATGCAAGGAAGTCAGCCGCGGGACAGCGGATGAGCCGCGCCCTCATGCCCTTACCGGAATTGGCTACGGCGGGCAGTATGCAACGGTTTTTGATCCCACATATACCGGAGCTATCTGGTTACACACAACCTACGAGGTTGAGAATGGTTTCGCCGACGGCTATGGGATTTTGTGGGAGTACACCACAAAAAAGTTTGAAAGGCTGATCCAAGACTACGAATGGAAGGTCACAACCAAAAAGCGCAAGCTGCCCATGCTGAGGCCCGGCGACTCCATAAAATTCTATCCGGCGCATGAGGACCCTGAAGAGCTGCCTGTGGTCACAATGGAGCGCAATGAGGCAGATGAACTCTCAATCGAACTGGGGGCAAAGGCCCCTGACTATGTGGACTCGTATGAGGTTAGTACCGGATCGCAGATTGGATTTAGCCGAGACATTCTCAGGGAATCCCATGAGTCAATAACGGATGCCTCGGAGGAATTCTATGCAAATGATCCTGTCCATTATACAGCTCCGAATGGAGAGATGGTATTTGATATCCCTGCAAATGTGAAGGATACTGATCTGAAACCGATGATCACATTGGATCTGTCTATCGATCTGAAAACCGAAAAAACTTTGGTTGTTGGAGCATGTGCCGTTGAGCTGAAAACCAACGAGGTCTACCGGCGCGGCGGGAACTTCGTGAACTGGTCACCTGGCGTCGAAATAAAGGAAATCGATGTCACTGACTGGATTACCGCACCAGGAGATTACACCCCTCTATACGATGGGCTGGCAGGTGGTGAGCTGGTCCTAGGTTCATGGCCAACAGGTGGATCTAAACTAATTATAGAGGTATCGACTGAAACCGGCCATACCGACTGTGAAGGCTCGATTACAATCGATAACCCTGATGCGGTCCCTCATGAGACACTAACAATTGATGGACCTGGCACATACCGATCTACGACCGAACTGGCCCACCTGCCAGTCATCAGCACGGCTGATCTGGATTGTCACCTTAAGATCATTGTCACAATCCCAAATACGATAGCAGTAAACGTGATCATGGCAAAAGATTACTCGGAAACCCACGGGGCGTACACGGATCACCCCGCTCTGGTAGCGAACGGAACTCTAAACTTTTGGAAGAGGTCATGATGGCAACACATTATGCACAATTTCACGGCCTGGATATCTCGATGGAGCTGGATCGAGACGGCATGGACTCTGGCGGAGGCAACCGGAAAACCGATTCATACAGCCTGCCAGGTTGGAACAAGTCCGAGATCTCCGACGAAGGCCGGGACACCACTACTTACAGCGGCGAAATCCACAGCTACGAAGTAGCCGACATCCAGACCATTGTAGAGGAGTTCAATCGGGCACCCGAAGATGTGGAATTCTACCCATTTGACGAGGATTATCACATATATGCGGCTACTGCCTCAGCCCGCTATGCCAGGTCGCTTGCTTGTGTGAGAAATGCACTCGATGCAAACTATTATCACGGCAACTTTGAAATCACATGCAGGGAACCGTTCAAGTTCACTGCAAGACAGGGACTATTATATGACTCAGATGTCAGCCTTCCCGCGACAAGTAGTTCGATAACCGCAACCGGGGCGGATGGCAACACGATAAATTACCTTATGATGTCAGGCGACTATGACGCCGGGTACACGAAAAAAGTATATTTAACAGTAAATAAAACCTGGCTGCTCCTGATTAACCAAATGATGGCCGGGGACTGCTTTGAGCTATCCAGGTGGGGGGAAGTTTGCCATTCGTACACTGTGAATTGGCGCGCCCTAGCAACATTTGCCGAACTGCAGAATGACCTATGGGGGGGTGGATTCTGCACTGGTGGCGTGCTAGGTGACGATTTGCTAACCTTCACATCAGGCCATATCATGTTCCCATTTAGCGGCCCGTTGCCGTGCGCGGATAGCCCGGCACCCAAGCTGGAGTTCTTTGTAGAGTCGGGTGCTCCGACTATATGGAGAGCATTTGAAGCCGACCTAAGCGACAAAGAAGAGGTAGACATCGACATCAAGGCAGGGCATAACTCGATTGAGATCCCTGGTTGCGATGGGCACTCATTTGTTTCCATCGGCCTGTATGGGACTTTTTCGGTATCGAGCCTGTATGCCGAGGTACACCGCTACATAGCAGAATCGGAGCTGCCGGTTGTTGATGCGGGCGACGTGTTCACCATCCAGGTATCGGATGGTGCTATCTCTAATCATTCGTTGAGACATTTGGTAGCTGACTATTGCGATAAATTTTGGTGGTAATTAATGGATAATGGAACTTATTGGACTCTAGTGAACGCCTGCCGACCAGGCCCGACCGGCAGCGATGCGACGGCAGCCGATACCGGTGCGTGGGTCACAGCTACAACATACAACGAAAACGACCGGTGCACTCATGCCAGAAGTGGGCACGGCCAATCGGTGTATAGGTCGAAATCTACCCATCTATCTGCCGCAACAAGCGAGCCAGAAGTAGGTGGGACATGGGGGACCTATTGGGAGCTGTGGTGTGAAGGTGGAGAGGATGGGGCTGGAAGCGGGGATGTAACTTGTTCATCCGCATCAGTTGCAAACCAGTTGGCCGCATTTTATGATACGGGCGGGAAGCGGATCAAGCCATTGGTGGCAACTGAAAACGACGTATTCTTTAATAATCTAACTGCAATGTCTGCCGATGTTGATCCTGATGCCGATTATGTAAAATTATTTGATAACTCTGCTCTGACCTATCGAAAATGCCTGACTAAAAAAATTCATAGGTCCACTGACACAATCTCCCTGATGTCGCAGGGCATCTGGAAACGGGCCGGTTATTTGCCGAGCGGAGCACCCACTAGTCATGATTTGCCAACAACCAGATTCGACTTGAAGGCTATCACATTTGGGCATTCCGCAATCTCATATGCCAATTGCTCTTTCGTCATGCCGGACAGTTGGGATGGGGGTACCCTGACCGCAACCTTCCTAGGTACAACACCCACCGCTACTGCCGGAACCGTGCGAATGGCCATCAGTGGTCGAATGGCTGCCGATGGGGAAAGCTGTGATGTGGCGGGCAGCACGCTGGCAGGTGTCACCATGACGACCCATGAGGCCGCCTATTACATGATATATTCTGATCCGGTGAGCTTCACCCCGGCGGCGCATGTTGCCGCTTCTAGAGCGGGCGGGAACAAAATCATGTTCCAGATCTGCCGGTATGTGACCTATGAGGACACATTGGCCGAGGACTTTTGGCTCACAGATGTAGTCATCCGGTATGGGGTGGGCGATGACTGATTCTGTCCTGACGCTCTATCCCAACGGCGGCTCCGAAGGATGGGACCAGATGGGGCTAGGATATGATGGAGATCCTATCACCTGGAGCGTGTACAATTCTGGAACTGCCGTCATGTTCTCCTTGCAAGACGCCGCGGTCGCAGGTGACATATCCAAAATTGTCATAGCTCAAAGAATCGCTGCCAGCGACCAATATGGCAAATCGAGCACAGTCTACGGCCAAACCAAGATCGATGGTACAACCTATGAGACGGCAGGCATAGTTCGAAATGTCGCTACCCCAACCTGGTATTATGTGGACGTGGCGGTGAATCCAGCAACCGGGGTTGCCTGGTTGTGGCCTGAGATTGATGCATTGCAAGCTGGTTTGCGTGTCGTAACAAATTATGGAGGCTGGTTATATCTTTACCAATATAAAATCCAAGTATATTACAATCCAGGAACTTATGAAGATACCAGTAGCGGCGGAGCCAATGTCGGCATTTCGCCCGGCGGGATGGTGATCTGATGGACCCAGTATATTTAAGAAGTGATGCTATTCCGGCAGTGCCCTATGCAGGCGAATGGGTAGCTGGAGTTGCAATTAAGAAAGGAGAGTTTCGGACCTACGGCGGCCTGCTATTCATGGCAAATGTGGCGCATACATCCACAGCCGCCACAGCTCCTTATGCCGACCCGGCGGTCATCTATGCCAGACAATATAGAGGGGTATACTCCGCCACAACCACCTATGCGAAATATGATACTGTGACCAGCGCGGAGGGCAGTCAGTATATCTCGCTCATAGAGGACAATCTGGCCCATACGCCACCCACCGACGGGACAGATAGCGTTTATTGGGCCTGCTATGCCAGAAGAGGACCGCAAGGGCTAAAAGGAGACGCCGGGTTCGCGGCAACTAATCAGTCCGTGGAGACTCCATCTGGTACAATGGACGGCAGCAATCAGACATTCACGTTGGCCCACACACCAGCGGGTAATATCCAGCTCTTCTATGGGGGTATTATGCTGAAGGAAGGCGTAGGATACGATTTCACGGTGTCGACTGCCACAATTACGCTATTGGGAGATATTAAGCCAGTCATTGGTGAGAACTTGCAGGCGGTTTATCTATATTGAGGTTGATATGAAACTAATTACAATTTTATTTTGCCTGACGTTACTGATATCAGGGGCACTTGCGGCTGAGACCAAATTGCCACCAAATAGAATCAACTGGTCACAGATGTTGCCAGAGGATGCAAATATCATCTTGAATGGTGGCGACATCCAGGGGCAGGAATTCGCTACTGAGTACGACACGATTGTTTACCCAAATGCGGATTTTACTGACATTTATGCCGTCTATGGCGGAAACCGAACACTGATAGATTCCGGCACAATTGGATCTGCCGTAAATACTCGCGTTATCCGGGCAGGCGTCAATGCCACGCCCGAAAACGGCAAGATGCTGATAGCAGGTGGGCCGTACAGCCTGGAAGCCGACTTGAATTGCACCACCGGCGCGCCGTCCTATGTCAATTACTATGATGTGGCCCTGCCGATCACGAAAAACATCTATATTGAAGGACTTGGAAGGAATGCAACCACGCTCAGGTTAGCACCAAGCCAGTACAGCGACACGAAGCGCGGCCTACTGATATACATCTATTGTCCTTATACAGTGAGCGGTGACGGGGTTGGGACGGCCTACACGAACCTCGGCCTGGAGCACATGACGCTGGATGGTGACGTCGGCAACCAGACGCCGTACTACCATGATGGCGCGGGGGTGCTGTTGGTAGGATCTGTCCGAGGCCAGGCGCGTTTCAACGACTTGGAGATCAAGAACTCACCAAATCATGGCATGTACCTGGGCTACAACGGCGGCGGTTGGGAGCGGAACTCAGTGGTGCGGGATGTCTACTGCCACGACAATTGGGGCAGCTCGCAGATCGACAACACCGAAAACCTCGTCGTGGACGGCTTCATTTCCGAGAATGATTCATGGGGCATGTGGACAGCCAGCCGAAAGGCTCTCGTGTTGGATGGCATGTACGGCACATCAGGCCACTCGATAGTGAGTAATGTTCACATCATAGATGGCTCGATGTTCATCTTTGGGTACTGGAAGTCCAGAGACGACCTCTCTCTGAGGCTATCGAATCTATACATAGATTCGGAGGATATCGGAAAGCATGGCATATATATCCAGCATTGCAACAACGTGACCATCTCGGATGGAACGATAGTGGCCGGAACAGGGAACTATGCGGCCAGCGTGACCAACTCCACAGGAATTACTTTCGATGATCTTGAGCTACGAGGAAAGCGTAGCTTGGTAGTGGAGGCAGGATATAGGTCAGACGTAAAAGTGAATGGCTGCGACCTCAATGCCTCGGAAGATGTCTTCCGGATCTATGGAGCGGGGTCAACCGCGCTCTTCACCGGCTGCGATTTAAATACCTCATCTGCAGCCGCATACCTAATCAACGTCCAGGCAGGCGCCAAGGCATCTCTGATTGGATGTCACGGTTCTGATAATGGACTGATCTATGTCTCTTCATCCAGCGGCGTCCTTGAGCACTCCGGAACATCCGGGCTAGGCTTGGAGGCCTACGGGGCAACATCTGTAGCCGATGGGGGGACCATAGCCCACGGCATGAAGATCACGCCAACCTATGCGTCAGCAGACGGCACCCTGGCCGGCACAAACGCGGTAGTGACCGCAAAAGACGCTACTCATCTGACGATTGATCTGGATGGAGTGACGACCACACAGATAGTTAATTGGGAAGCAAAATACTAAACTTTTTTAGTCTGTAATTCGCCGCTGCGAATTGCCATTTTGCTCAGAGGGCTTGCTTTCCTCTGAGATCTTCAAAAGATTTATATGCGATCGGATTCTAAACATGATGCATGAATCCGATCTACATATTAGCGGTAGCGTTGCTTATTTCGCTATCTAGTGGCCTGGAGCTATCCATAGCAGGCAACTCCACCGGTGCAGGATATAGTGAGATGACTATCATTTGTCCGGATTGCAACATATCAGGAAACGCCACAACCTGGATTGCGGAGCTGCCTACTCATGACATTTTTGGCGGCAACATTTGACTAATCGCGCTGCGTGACCGTCTCCCATGTGGCATTCTAGCGCCACATCAAATATGTTGGCATCGGGATGCGTAGACAGATATGCGGCGACCTCGGATTCATCCCGCGCGGCCTGTTGTTTTGTGGTCCCGGCCAAAATCGGGCATGGTGCACGTTTTTGTTGCCGATGAAACCTTGATGGGATTCGCGATTTCTGTTTTGCGATAAGCATTTTGCCGCGTTTTGTTACTTTCCATATATTTGTATTATGTCCTCGATGGAAATGTTTTCCTACGATTTCTATAAATTTATTATCTGATAATTTACATAATTCTCCGCCGGTGATTTTGATTGGCAATTCGCTCGACCGGAACGGGCGATCAATTGGCATGTCTTGTAGGTAGGACATGGCATAGATCTGAAATGTGGTTGACACAATGAAAATGGTGATGGCTTCCTATAAATAGGCTACCACAGTTATCTATTTATGCGATCACCGTAGATAACCTAGCATGATTGACATATTCAAGTCACCAAGTGGCAAGCGAATTGTCGCTATAAATGAAGAATCTGGAATAGTGGGTCATATGGTGCCCGGTGGCATCCTGCTGGCTGGAACGGATGAATCGATTGGCCAATTGCGGATAGCTCTGAATAGCGAGCGTGATGGGTGGGATAAGGAAGCAATTGAGGCTTGTAAGTTCAAGCTGCTCCCGCTATCTGCCGATCGGAAAGCCGAGATCTTACGCCTATCCGCCAATGGGCTCAAGTCGGCGGAGATAGCAAAAAAACTTGCTCTAAATGGAAAACAGGTACATGGAGTCATACAGGCCAACAGGTACCCGATACTCGACAATATAGCAAAGAAAGCCGCGAAGGAGATTGCCCCGAAGCCGCCCATGACGGAATCCGATAAGAGGCAATCTATGATTGACAAAATCATCTCGGATGGGCGAAAAGCTGGTCATGGGTATGTGCAAATCGCGGATACCATAAATCGCGATGTAGGCGGCAATTGGTTGCCTAATGATGTGCATAGGCGAATTGTGGAGATGAAAAAGTGACGGATAACAATTACAAATACCTCTGGATGGCATTTATCTGGATATGTGGGGTTCTGATCGGAGCTGTTATTCAACACGCGGCTGACGAAATCCAGATAGAAGATGCCTATGCGGATGGATGGGACGATGCCACCGGATGGTGCGAAGAATACTATGTTCAATCCATTCCCACCGAACGAATATACAATCTGACATTTGTGAACAGTCCCAACCACATCGGCGGGTGACCAACCATGAGCTACAACCAAGATGTCGTCCTAGAGTTCATCAAAAAACATCCCGGCGGTTTCGCACAAGATATCTCTCGGAGTACCGGAATTATTGATATAGGCAAGCCGCTGCGTGCTCTGGTAAGAGATGGATTGGTTAGATCTGAAAGTAACCCGTATCGTGGCGCAAAACGCTATTGGGCACTACCATGAGACATGAACCATCTTGCTCATGCGAAATTTGTGTCGCGTGGCGATATGCAATGCTGCAAGCTGCCCATCCGCTCATGAACAAGGAGATCAAGCCAACCAGGATCATTGTGCCCACAGAACAGGCCATAGCACAACTTATGGAAGCGAGAGAAACATATGCAAATCGCATAGCAGAGATTGATTTACAATTGAAGGATTTGAGGGATATTTGATGAGTGGCGGACGTTGGGATTACAGAGATCGGAATATGTCTGATCTGATCAGGCCAATCATGATACCAGGAATTTTGCAGGCTCTTGAAGCTGTATTTTATGAGATCGATTTGGCAGAAAGTGGCGACGCTGATCGCGAATGTATAGAACCAAAGATTTACGACATGATAAAGAAATTGGGAGATGATATGTTTGGTTGAAGTAATCGTCTATTCCACATCCACCTGCCCGCGCTGTAAGCTCCTCATCTCGGAGCTGCAAGCGGCGGGCCTGGCATGCTCCGAAAAAGAACTCGATTCAGAAGTGATGGCCGAATGTGCATGTTGTACCGGAATTTCGGTTAGGGAAGCGCCGTTGGTTCAGATCGGAGCTATCTGGCTTTTTGCCGATGACTTGTTTGGCCGGGACAATAACCTACTGCCTGGTTGGAGGAGGAATTTTTAAATGGAGGATATATTTATGCTGGATGCGGCCTCCCAGCTGCATGATGACGGCTACATCACAGATGAGGCCTATGAGAGGTATAAGCAGCATATTGGGGAGAATATCATCAGGGAGCATGAGAAATATAAGAGGCCGTGGTGGAAAATATGGTAGGTGATGACCTGACCGGCCATTGTCGTTCATGTTTTTGGAATAAAAATCTACCAAGATGCGAACCGGCCAAAATGATAGCGCAATCCGGTTCATGTCCCGATTGGAGGATGTATAAGTTGTCAGATGCTGATAAGGTTGCCGAGAAAAGTAAGCAAGCTGACGCTTACATGCGGGATAAGGAGAGGAGAAAACTGACCAGGGAACAAAGAAGAAAGGATGGGAGAGGGGGAGCTTAAAAGAAGACTGATCAGTCTTCTTGTTCTATCCTCGGCGCGAGCAGGTAGCTCACAAATATATTTTCTCCGATATTCAAACTAACCCGGCAGGGATAATCTACTCCAGTCTCGATTTTAATAGAATTTTTTGCAAAGACCCTAGCCATGTTGGGATATAGATAATCCAGGCTGAATAGCGCCCGGCTAACTCCATGCTTCACGCCGGTAAGCTCGGACAGGGCAAACTCCACATTTGCCGAGTCGATATCGCCCTTTGCTGAGATGGAAAACTTCTCCTCATCCTGTTCAAAGATGGCATGGTCTGCCACCTTTTCAACCGCTCTAACCGCATCCTGAAAGTCACTCCCCCGCATAACGATCTCACATGGCATATCCAGTTGTGGGATACGTGGCCCTGCCTTGATGCTGGTTGGGTCGATTAGGGACATGTTATATTTTGTTTTGCCCTGAGAGATTTTTAGCCGGTGCGTGGCTTCATCGAGTTCTATTGATACTGGTATGTCCTTTATGTCCGTGTATTTCTTCAGAGTGACCAGACTCATTGCCAGGTCTAGCTTTCCGGCCTGGTAAAAGTCGAATGCTTCCCTTTTGGCCTGCATGAAGACCATAGCAACGTTTGATGGGTCCACCGCTTCAATGCGGAAGCCATTCTCGTCTATCTGGAGCTTGATGTCATCCTCGACTACGGCTTCGATTGCGTCAATGATGTCTTTTAGGATGGATTGTTTTATGACGAATTTGAACATTTAGATCACCTTTAATTCAAATATCAGATTGCTTTCAACCATGAGCTTTTCTAGTACACTTGGCAGCGTTTTTTGAACTTCTTCAGTTAGCTTTTTGTCAAAATTCTTTTAAACTGATGGTAGATTCTTTCTCCCATTCTCTGATGATTGTATCCCATCAGTTCTATGCAGTCATCGCATATTTTTATCTTTGAGCCGGAATGGTTAAATTTGCTTACCGGATGTTCTCGTTCACAGATTTTACAAAACATTTACTCCACTTTCTCGAATTTAAACAAGTCCACTTGCTTAGGTTCGTTCTCCTCTTCATCAGCAAACTTGAATAGATCAACCTGCCGAGGTAAATCGCCCTCTCGATTGGCTTGGTTCAAGTAATCGCAGGCCTGGTCGAAGTAGGACTTCTTCAACTCAAACCCTATGAAGTTCCTATGTTTTCTCACGGCAGTATATCCTTCCGAGCCAATGCCAGCGAACGGACTTAAGACCGTGTCACCTTCGTTAGTCCACAGTTCAAGGCAACGATCTATCAGGCCTAATTGTAGCGGGCAGATATGTTTTTCATCTTCATACTCTCTGACAGATTTATTATTTAGGGTGTCTGTCTGCAAGATATCCATCCACACGGGATCGGCGTACTTTTGCCAGGCAGGAAGCGGTATCTCCGACTCGCTGCCTTCAGCATGAACTATCGGTTCTGCATTGTCGCCCGGCTTTCGCATGGTGATTACATAGTCAGCTAATCCTTGCCGTGAGATACTGGAATCTTGTTTGAGCTGCTTATAGAGTAGGCCCTGAGTCTTGGTGCGGTACATTTCGGTGACAGGCGACTTGTAAATAGTCACACGGCTGTGGTAGTGAAATCCTGCTTTCTCAAATACCTTGATCAAATGCCCTGGTAAGTCCTGGAGGCCGGCAAAGCCATCTTTATACTTGAAGGCAGGGATATCGGCACAATGGAAGGACATTAGTCTGCCAGGTTTTAGGATCCGGTATAACTCATCCGCCACGTATCCCATATGGGCCTCAAATTCTTCCATTGAACGAGAGTTTCCAAGATCTTTATTGCTATTGCTATAGACGAATATGTTCTTGAAGGGCGGGCTATAGATCTCATAGTGGACCGATTCGCTTTCAAGCTTTCTCATTTCGGTGACGCAATCCCCTAGATACATCTTCCAGTTCTTGCCTTCTTTCGTCTCTGGTTTGTAATCATCTTGCTCTGTTCTGGTTGCTTTCAGGTTTTCAGAGCATATTTCTTGAGTTGCAGATATCATACCGCTTAACATCTCCTGGAATTTCTTCTCTTTCTTCTCAATGTTCTTTACTACCGCGCCCTCAGACTCTGAGGTTATGACATATACATCAACTGGTTTGGTTTGGCCGAATCTCCAGCACCGGCGCACGGCTTGATAATATTGCTCAAAACTATCCGACAGGCCCGTAAATATCATCTTGTGGCAGCATTGGAAATTGAGCCCGAATCCGAATATTGATGATTTGCTTATTAATATTTTAATATTACCATTTGCAAACTCCTTAGCAGCTTGCGCCTTCTTTTCAGGTTCGTCTGCTCCTCTGATCTCAGTGCTCCCTGGAATGGCTTTCTTCAGGGCATCAGCTTCCACATTCAGATCGCACCAAACTAGCCACTGCCCATCTAATGAGTTGACTATCTCGGCAACCTTGGAAACTCGTTGCTCTAAGCTATTTCTCCTAGCCCCTCTGCGATCCTGCAATGTCAGCTTGAAAAGTAAACAGCTTCGAATTTACATCAACGGCTTGAAATCCGCTAGGTTTTGCCTTAAACTGTTTAGATTCCAAGAACGCTTCATAATCCATTGCTTATCACCTCTAATCTAAATTGGTGCCATTCATTGTCCGACAGTGAGCCGAAATGAAACGCGGCGTGTTTCCTCTGATTGGGAAATACTACCAAATTCGACACAGTGTTATTCTTTTTGTTACCATCTATATGATGAACCGTTTCGCCTCGCTTTAATTTTCTGCCTAATACTTTCTCAGCAACTATTCTATGTTCATGGATTGCCCCGATCTTTCTATATGTATTAGGATTTACAGATTCTTTGCGCCACGCGAAATAACACGGTATAGAGCAGAATGAATGAATCTTTTCGCCCATGTCCTGCTCCGCGAAGTGCCGATAAAACACTTTATGGCATTGTTCGCACTCTATTTCAGATCCATGTTTCTGAGACTCTGTTAAGCATTTCCGAGAGCAGTAAGTCTTTCCTTTCTTTATTTGGCATTGCAACCTATAGAAAGTCTTGTTGCATATCGGGCAAACCAAAGCAAGCCGTTCTTTTTTAGGTGGCATTTTTATCCTCTACCAGAAGCTTAACATTTTTCCGGCAACTTGGACAGCTTACATAGGCTGGTATGCCTTCGACTGATTTCTTTTCTCCAGAATAATCCCATTCCCATTTGCATCTTGGACATATCACGGCTTATCACCAATAAGTAATAGTCAGTAATAGTATTTATAGGTTTCCCTTATACAAAATGGTCTAGCCTGGTAGGCATTTCCGCTATCCGTTTCCTGGCTATTTCGCAGTATTTCGCTTCCTTCTCGATCCCTATAAAATGCCTTCCAGTGTTCCGGGCCGCTATGGCCGTTGTGCCTGAGCCGATGCAGTTATCCAAGATCAGATCGCCTTCGTTTGTGTAAGTCTTGATGAGATATTCAAAGAGAGCTACAGGCTTTTGAGTGGGATGAGAATTTTTATTATCCACATTAGGAAACATCAAAACCGATTGAGGGTAATTGGTTGCTTCTTGGATGAAATCTTTCTTTCTGGATGGTCGCATTCCATAAAGTTCTGAAGCCTTCTTATCACGGTTTGGCCTATGTGTCATTTTGCCAAACGGTATAAGTCCTTGTGGAAAGTAATTCATTCTATTATCGGTGCATGATGGATGATTGATAGATCCTTGTGAAAAGACCAATACGTTTTCATGTGCTTTGAGAGGCGCGTTTTTGGCATGAAATAAACCGGATGGTCTGGTCTTGGTCCATATCCATTCGTACTTAAACATCTCGATATTTCCCATAATCAAGATGGTAGTGAACGGTTGACTTGCGGTTAATACTATGCTTCCAGTTGATCTAATTAGCCTTTTATATTCATCCCAAAGAGGTTTAAGAGGGATAACAGCATCCCATTTGCATTCTGTTGTACCATAAGGCAAATCACATAAAATCATATCTATACTTTTATCAGGTATAGACGGCATGATTTCTAAGCAATCGCCTTTTATTATGGTGTCGATCATAACATCTTCTCCGATATAAAGAATAAAATAATTAAAAATAATACCCAAGCCGATACCAAACCGATCAAATTTGGAGATATCACAGAAAGTATCTCCTGCAAAACTCTTTTAATTCGCCTTTGCAATTTCCTACTTCCATTTCGCGGTCTCCATCAAAGTTTTCACAATCAATGCATCCTAGGTGATCGATGTCTTTATATTCTAGGATCTTTGTGATTGTGCCTTCTATGTGGACTCTATCGACTTTCATAACTCTTCCGCCTTCCTGCAATTGCCTTTCGCCTTCTCTATAGGATACCTGACAGCATTATCAGCTATCTTGGCCCATGCCGCCTTTACCAAATCTATCCCCATGACATCGGCCATCATGATTAGGTAGATTAGGACATCGGCCATTTCAGCCTTGACCTTATCGCGATCGGTTGCCACACAATCCCACTGGAAACACTCCAGTAACTCGCCTGCTTCGATGGCTATAGACTTGGATAGGTTTTCCGGGGTATGATAGCCTTCCCAATCACGAGCAGCTACGAAGCCTCGTAGGTAGTTGGTTAGATCCTGAATTTCTGTCATTTACTCTTCCTCACATTCATGGCTATCTACATAATCATTTAGGGCCATGTCCTCGCTGGCAAACGGGCCGTTGGATTCGTCTATCGTTTCCCAATACCAGCCGTCGGTTAACTCGTAGGTTTTTGGAATTGCATTCATTGGCATATCTCCTCAATTTCATGCCAGACGGATTCACCTGCATATCGGGCCATGTAATGGCCAAAATCGCCCCTCTTCACCAAATCGATCACGATTGTCCTGTCATTGCAGGTTAATGTTCTGGCTTGGGATATCATAGCCTACCCTTTATTATGATAGGTAATAAAGCTTTCGATTGGTATGAGCAAAAGCTTGATATAGAATGGCTTACCTATCATCGCGTATGATCGAAAAACAAACATGCATGAAATGTGGTTGGGTCTGGCTGCCGCGAGTGGACTGGCTACCAGCCATGTGTCCGAAATGCAAGAGTAGATATTGGAATGTGGAGAAGAAGGATGCTACCAGAGATCCGGTAGCATGAAGGTGTCATAGATGGATCGCAAGAAGAAGGCCAATCGGAAATGTGGCAAGGTGGGTTGCTTGACTGATCCGGCGATGTGTAAGCCCTGGATGTGCCCGGATTATGTGAGGCGGTCTAAATGAGGAAACCGGCGAAAGATCGCGATGAGAATCTAAACGATGCTCCATATTGTGACGGAAGATGTGAGGTATGCGATAAATCATGGGGTGACGATGTTATCTCAGATTGATCGTTTCCGGGTATTCGCGCAAGAATCGTTTACCTGTCATAAGTGCGGTATATGTTGCTTGGATAGTGACCCTATAACAATATATGAAGCAGACATCAAGGATTTAATGAAATTCTTCAAGCTTCCCAGATCAAAGGTTGTTAAAAAATATCTATCACCACATGACGGAGTATACAAGTTGAAACATGTGAACCCATGCAAGTTCTTGGATACCACAACAAACCGGTGCAAAATATACGAAGCAAGACCGATCGCGTGTAAGATATACCCGTTCCTATCGTCGGAAGGCATAGAAAACAAAACATGTGGATATACCGACTGCCCAGGATCGGTCGAATTTGTTAATTTCAGCAACCAGGATCGCGAAACACAAGCAATGCTAACAGCGTTTACGTTGCTGCCTGTGGAAATGCAAGAACGGTTTGATACGGGCATAGTCAAAAAGATGCGGTCGTATTTCAAGGGAGAAATTTAGATGCTCTCGGCACCTTATCGCAATAATGCATTTAAATTTATTAAGGTCCGAAAAAACGATAAGAAAGCATTGGAGGAAGACTGGCAAAATGGCTCCGCATATCAATTCGATGATCCAAAATTGCTTGATTGGATTACAAGAGGCGGAAACGTTGGCATCCGAGGTGGAGACGGTGGAGTTCTAATATTGGACATTGACGCGGTTGACATGGTGCTCGATAAGGAAATGATCTTTCCGGACTCGACTACATGGGAAACCAGACCCGGAAGGCAGCAACGACTCTACATATGCGATGATTGGAAACCAGAAATATTAGAAAAGTATGTCGGTAAAGACAAAGACCAGATCAAGTTTTATGATTCGGAAAAAACCGATGATAAGGGACATTATATTCATCTAGGAGAAATCCAAGGAGCGCGCCACTATGGGGTAATTCCACCTTCTATTAAAACGGTGGATGGCCAAAAACGGGCCTACAAGATGCTCAATGAATCCGATCCGGTGAAAATCTCACTTGAATGGCTACTTGAAACTTTGGTGGCGCATGGTTGCCGGTTTTCAGATCGCGATAAGACCAGATTAGAAAAGAATGCCGAAAGGCTAGAAACCGTTGTGGCGGAAAACAAAAAAAACAGAGTAATCTACGATGGTCGCGAAGAATCGAAGCGAAAATATGCCAGAAAGGCATTCATAGAAGAGCTGGAAATAATCAGATGCACCTCAGAAGGCAGCCGAAACGACCAGCTTAATACATCCGCTCTGAAAATTGGCTCCCTGGTAGGATCCGGTTATATCAGCAGATTTGAAGCTGAAAGGGAACTTATGAGGGTAGCCCGGAATATCGGACTGACTGAAGAAGAAAGCCAACGGACCATAGAGAGCGGTTTGGGCGCCGGACTGAAGGCACCTCGGGTTATACCAGAACTAGATGATTATATTTCAGTTAAATCCGAAGATAAAACCCCACCATTACTGATCGAAACCGAAGCTCCTAAACGAGAGGCAATTGCAAATTTGCTGGTCAAGCTAGCCAAAAAAAACAGCTTTGAAATCTGGCACACCCCCAACGGCACCGGATACATAACAGTGTTAATTAATTCTCACAAGGAGCACTACAAGCTATCTTCTAAGTCGGCTCGGATGTGGTTGGGTAAATTGGGGCATGAATTGTTAGATAAAACGGTCGGTGTTTCTGCTATCAAGGATGCTATTAATGTTCTGGAAAGCATGGCGGTTTACGATGGTAAAGAGTATCAGTTTCATGTCAGAAAGGCAGAACACGATGGAAAAATTTACATAGATTTAGGAGATGCTTCTTGGAATATTATAGAAGTTTCAAAAGAAGGCTGGAAGGTAATAAAAGATTGCCCTATCAGATTTCGCAGAGCGGGCAATTCTCTTCCCCTCCCATTGCCCGAACGCGGCGGCTCAATAGAAGACCTACGACCGCTTATTAATGCATCCAGCGATGATAATTGGGTACTCATCAAGGCATGGATCACGCAGGCGTTTTGGTGTCGCGGTCCATTTGCGCATATGTATTTCAGGGGAACACAGGGCACCGCGAAGTCCTATATGATGGCTTGCTTAAAGGCAATTTCTGACCCCAGCGCGGCAATCAAGAGGCGTGTTCCGAAAAGTGAGCGAGATGTGGCCATAGCGTTGGGCTCTGAGGCCATACCATGCTTCGATAATATGAGTGGAATTTTAGATCATATCGCGGATTTGTTTTGCGTGGCAAGCACGGGCGGCGTGTCTACGCAGAGAGCACTTTTCACCGATGACGAAGAAGCAATTATACCCATACATTGCCCCATAATTTATAACGGAATAGATGATTTGGGGCAGCGTGGGGATCTGTTGGATCGGACAATGGTAATCGATTTAGAGCCCATTCCGGAAACAGAACGCAGATCAGAGAAGGAAATCGAAAAGGAGTTAGCAGAAAGGAAGGCTTCGATTTTCGGGGCTTTATTAGATCTTACCGTTCGGGGGATCAATGAAATAGACTCCGTTTGCTTATCTGACCTCCCGAGGATGGCCGATTTTGCAGAATGGGCGTATGCGTGTCTCGGAGACGACGGCGAAGAGTTTTTGAGAGTGTATCTCGGATCGCGAAACGACACAAAATACGACTTGGTGGAGGGCAACAAATTTCCGAAGGCCATATATCAGCTAGCGGTGGACAACGCACCGGACGAGTGGAAAGGACCGGCGTCGGAATTGTTAACAGTATTAAATACCAGAGAACATATATTAAATGGCTATGAGCCCATGAATTGGCCGAAGGTTCCCGAAAAGGTAGGATCGGAGCTAAGGAGATTCACCCCAGCACTGACGGCTCTTAATGTGGAAGTTTCATATTCTAGGAGTGGAAAAGAAGGCAGAAAAATTTCAATAAGACTGAAAAAGGAAGCTGACACCCTGACACCAACCGACACCCTAAAAACCGATAACAAGAGACAGGTGACAGCTGGTGACAGCTCTTTTAGTATAGTTGAGTATAAAGATGTAGAAGGTAAGCAGACACCAAAAGAAGACGAAAAAATAGAAGAAAATATTGTAAAGAAGGGCAAAGTAGCTGTCACTGCTGACACCAAGCCTACTGACGACGATTCGACTGACATTTTACCTGTCATGGCTGGCACTTTACCTGACACCAGTGATAGAATCCGTCTCGCTGCCAGAATGGAATATGGCATGAACGGCCAAGTAGACGCTCGTATCGTGGCTGTCAAACTATCGCTATCTGTGGATGTTGTAGTCGCCTGGTTGGAAGCCAATTATCTGAAAACCAGGGAGTTTGTGTATACCCAAAAGAGGACATAAATATCTGTGATCATATATAAACATGCAGCGGCCAAATTAAAAAAAATTGACATGACATATAAATGTCATATGTAAACCTTGGCTAACTGAGTTAGGTTTACAATAAGAAGGAGATATATACAATTGCACCATCTAATAAAAGGAGGCCACATGGCACAAATCAATGAATTGCATGTTGCTCGAAATTTCAGGCTATTAATGTCCCTGATCCCGGAAACCAAATACCGCAAATGGCATCGCGAATACCAGATACCAACAAGCAAACGAGCCTGCTATCTGAAAGAAGCTAGGGCGATCTTGGATGGAAAGGACGCTAGGTTTAAGAATCGGTGTAACTATTTGGTAGGTGATTAGATAACCTTATATAGCATTAGATACTAGTAGTATCTATGGCAAAAATCACTGAGTCCCAGCGTGAAATAAACGCGGCAGAATCTTTCTTGTTCAATGTATTGGTTGAGTCGGCAACGGTGTATATCCAGGGCGAAGAAAGGGCAATCGAGCAGACTACTGACCGGGCAATGGAATTCGTCAAACAGATGAAGATTAAGAATCCAAAGTTGTCCAGAGAAGAAATCAAAAGCATGGCAGTTAGAATGGTTGAGCAGAATCGCCATAGAATTTATAAATAGGTGGCAACATGCGAAAAGTTGTTAGATCAATCGCGATCCGGCCAGACCAAGATATCTGGTTAAAATCGCATAAAGAACTCAATTTTTCGGCATTTGTTCAAAAGTTGCTAGATGACGAAATTGGGAGGCGAAAATGAATATCTCTAAGTTGGAATCCGAGATTTCGCGCATGATCGCGAAAGGATGGGACAACCCACAACACGAATCCCATTTCTGGTATGTCCGAGCCATCCGCGCAATGGGTGCCATGAAAGCCCGTCAAGTGCACTAAAATCAATCTTCTTTTTTCGCCCAACCTAGTTGGTAAAAATGATTTTATGCCCATATTAGGGTACTACAGGCAATCCTGGTGGCATCTGGTATGTACCTCGTCTATTCTAGCTTCAAGCCCGATCAATCGTTTGTGGTCTAGATCTGCCTGCATACAGGCAACGCTGCAATAAGCCTCGCTATCTTCCCCCACCAACCGGGCACAATCGTAAATCGTGCGGCACCAACTACAGTAATATTGATCGTTACTCAACTAGCTCCCTCCCAAAACCATTTCCAATAATCTAAATACTTCAATTCCGGATCATCAATTCCCAGAATCATAGCACACCCGGGCTGAACTTCCTCCCACATGGCCCGGCCTTCCAGATAGCTATATTCGTCTCGATATAGCTTAAGCAGAATTTCTTTCATGTATATTCCTCCTTCTCATACGCTCTGATAATTAGCCACGGCCCATACACGTCTGCCTCACCGCGAATCCATATAACTTCTTCCACATATCCATTAATTCCGTTTCCGTGCTCATCTGGCTGGATTAGGTCGCCTTTATGTGGCATTTCTGCGAACTCAATGCTACAATTGGTTGGCATTTTGCCACGTATTTTAATTCGGCATGGGATTAGCATGTTGGCTCCTCGCGGATCTTGGTTAGTGCATCTTGCAGCACTTTCAATCTCTCGTTGGCCTTCTGGCTGCCCAACATGTAGGCGATGGTTAGATCATCATCTTCGGAGAGTTGCAGGTTAAGCTCTTTGGCCGCCTCCGATCGCCAATGATCCTTGTTGGGGCAGCATTCCCACATGTGCGGGAAGCCATCACATGAGGCTCGCATGATGTCGCACCATTCGTATTTTGTGCGGAAATCACACGGGCCGTCCATTTGCTTGGCTCTTTCTTCTATCGCAATCTCTCGCCATCTGGCAAGCTCGCCTTCAGCTTTCCAGCATCTATCTCTGAGCTGGTTGCAGTTGGCCATTAGATCGATCTTGTCTCTGGCATGATCCCTGATTAAAATTGCATATCGACCCTTCAAATTGTCAACATATTTCAATGTCGCTTGAAGGCTTTCAATTTCGGCGTCCTTGGCGGCAAGCTGCCTTTCAGCCAACCCCGTTCTCAGCACCCACTCGCTTGCGGTTAGTCCTTCTTTCGTCTTGACTCCGAGAATGGCATGACGTTCATCTCGGAGGCGTTTGATCTCCGCCACCGATCTATCTACCGCGTCAGCTTCATTGTCCCATCCTTCGCCTCGTAGACAATCGATGGCGTCCTCTATGAGATCGTCGCTCATTTCTTCTCCTCCCATGCAATTTCAGGATATTCCCGGGCCAATTGGGATGTCGCCATCTTTAGCAGCGATGCGTTAACCTTGTCTTTCCAATTCTCCTCCAAAAACGACTCAGCACATTCTTTGATGCATATCGCTTTCAATGTGGCAATCTGCTCACGTAACTTTGCGAATTCTTCATCGCACTGGTCACAGTCAGCACGGCTCATAACTTCCCCTCCTGGTGCAGTTGCTCGCGAGCGATTTCATGTAGCTCTATGCGAATTGGGCATCCGCCTTCCCGATACTCGCATGGGCCATCCAGTTCCACGCAGAAGGGTTCCTCGTCGATGTCCCAATGCGGGCATTGATTTTCGATCCAGTCTGAAAATTCTCCAGCTATGCGCTCTTCCACCAGCGCCTTGCCCCGCTTGCGCTTCGCTTCGCCGAGCTTCTTGAGGGCGGCATGCTGCTTGACCTCGTTGAGCAGCTTGATTATCGCGATCTCCTCGCGATCTATGAGGAATTGCCGGGCCTCTTGCCATGCGTCAAAATAATTGTAGCCGATATCGGTTCGCTTAGTGTCGCGTCTTTCGAATGTATCTTCGTTATACATGTTTTTTTCTTTGATGATTACAAATTTCGCGGTCTCGCGAATTACCTCAACTTCTTCTATCCTGGTATCGTACCAGGTACGAAATTTCTTCATGTATGTAGCTCCTCGATTGTCATAATGCCCCAACCGTACTCTTTTCTTGTCCCTTCTTTGGAAAAGAGCCTTCCATCGTTCAATCGGATCTTTCCAGTCTTTGTTATCTTTTTCACGGTAAAAATCGCATTGTTTCTTGTGCTCATCCATGATGTCTTTTGGATGACTTTATCTCCTTCTTTCATGCTTTCTGCTCCTTTCTAATTTCCACTGTCAGGAGATCTCCTTTTTTCAGATCCAGCTTAATACGCGCACTCGCGGGAATCCTGATCGCGAGGTTCGCGTTTATGGTGGCTGGAAACTCACATTTATTAGCCATGATAGGTGGTTATGATTTATAAGCTTAAATAGTTTGTGGTAATCATCTTGGTTGCGTGGCGTAAACTTTATATACCCACAAAACAAGGGTGTATGTGCTGAGATGTGAGATCTCAGCTTATGATTACATGGAGGATACGAAAAATGAGGACTATACAGACGAGGGACTTAGAAACCACATTCGTCGACATCGCGGTTAGATCGCATACAGAGAAAGGTCTTTCGCCTAAAGAGCGATTGGATAGATTCTGGGTGGTGGCCTAAGCATGTCTGACCTCCCCCCCAACATCAGGAAGAACCTCGACTTCTTCCTAGACCATGAGCCAGAGGACCCAGATCGATATGGCCCGCTCATATTGGCGCTGTCCGAGCGGTGGGGTATATGAGCCCCATTTTGGCTCTCCGACATGCACTATGCAGCGCATTGGCCGAGGTATCCGATCCATCTATCCGTGCTCGGATACCAGCTCTGATAGCAGAATGCGATGAGGTGTTATATCATGCGGAGAAGGTCGCATGAACGGTGAATGGAATAAGATCGATCGGGAAGTAATAGACATCATCTATAAGCGGCCCGATCAGGTACTTGACGGATTGCGGCAATTCGCAGTGGCCACCGCGGAGCAACGATATAAGGCGGCTAGAAATCTGGACGGACGCCCTGACCATCGAGCGCAACGATGGCACTCAATTCAGCACTTAGAGGGCACGATTCAAAATCTCGTGCTGAAATTGCATGAATTGAATTCTATTTCCCAAATTCTGAGCGTGGAGGTGAAATCAAAATCTGCCTAGGGCCATCGTTCATATCTTCCTTTGGAAGCGATAGGTGGAAAGGCCACATACCCGGTTCGACTCCGGCTATTGCTTTTCACGTAGGTGATTCAAATGAGACAAGAACGAATAGAAGGATCTGATAGTGTAATGCAAATGATAATGAAACTGAGTGATGGCAATCCAGGCGCGTTGACGGTGTGCATGAATGCATTCCAGAACAGCTCGACAATTGATCCCATCGGTGCATTGGGCGGGTTGGCCCCAATGCTTGCCATGGATACCGTGGGCATCTACGGGCCGCGTATCTGGATGCTCTACAAGGACGTTTGCGGCGAGAGGCTGCCGTACTTCCTGGCAATGCTCAGAGGGTGGCAATTGGGCCTCTTGTCGGAAGCTGCCCTGAACACTGCCATAGACAACTATGGAAAGGGCATCGACGTAGATGGGATTGCCGCGAAGGTCTGCGAACGAATACCAGAGTTCCAAATAGATTGGAAAGCAACATAACCCACATCTGGCGGTCGCGCGTCTCGCTGTATTCGCGGGGCCGTCTTTTGCCATGTCCTATCCCCATAGGCTGGCATATTTCCCGGCGAATATCGAGAGGTCACTGTTCGCCGGGGCCGTTTTTTAGAAAGCGAAACATATAAATAGTGTTAATTACATGATATAGGTGGAGGTTGAAACATGACAGAATTTAAAGTGGGCGACCGTGTAAAGGTTACGCGGTCATTTAGGACAAACGAAGGGAAAGATCGTCTGACGTGGTCGACCTACATGGAGAAATATGTGGGCAGTGAGCAGGTGATCACGGAAACCAACGAATGTGGTCACGTTCAACTCGATTGTGGATGGTGGTTCTATCCATTCGTCCTCGAGCACGTCGACAAGCGACCTGTTGCCAGAATCTTATTCGAAAAGATCCTGGTAAATGGAACCAAATGCCGCAAAATAATGGGATTCGAAGGCATATTGGGGAGAGATGCACTGCCCGAAAAGTATCTGGATGGCACCCCCGCATTTTGGTTCGATTCTGACTGTGGTGGCAGGCACGTTTTTCGAGATAGGCGTTTCTGTTGGGAGAACTCGGGTGATTGGCGCGGCAATGGCATTCGAATGTACTTGCTGCCCGGTGTTGACGTAGACGTTGGACACTTCGGATTCGCTGGAATTCAGGAAGGATCGGTCTGGCCCGAAACTACTTATCAGGAATTACTCACCTGGTGCAAGCGGGCCGGTTCCCGTCTAGCCAAAATCCGGCAGCAAGAACGAGAGGCCTGGTCGGGCACCGGGGCCGATGAGATATGATCAAGAATGATATCCGCCGGGTCCAAAAGCATGGGCTCGGCAGCGTAGCAGTAACGCTTCCAAAAGATTATTGTGAAGCGAACGGGATCACGGAGGGAACTGCATTGCGATTTACTGAGCAGCCAGGTGGCTTGCTCATAACGAAGGTGGAATGATGGAAGAAGAATTCTTGAAGAAGTTTGTGGGGAAAGACGTTGGTATTGTCCCATTTGGCGGATCACTGAATACAGGTATCCGGGGCAAAGTGGTGTCTGTGGATAATGCCATCTTGCATCTGATGGGTGATGGTGACGACGCTGCATTCATCGACGCTGATGGGATAATGGCAATACTCCTATGCAGTGAGGTGGTCCCAGATGAAAATTGAAGATATCAGGTTAGGCATGCCCTTGGTCACATCTGGCGGCCTGCATGGCCAGGTGGTCGCGATCGAAAAGGAGGGCGGCCTGTGGCTGGAGACGGCGAATAGAACGAGGTTTCCGGTGCATGTGGAATGTGTAGAAGAAGTTAGGGATCTCCAGTGGACGGTTGCGCCACTGTTGAAGATTGGAGATAAAGTTTGCTTGCATGGAAAAATAAAAACCGTGGTTGGCTGCTCTGATTCGGAAGATTGGTGGAAGCCGCTTTCTGGCGTGGCCAAATGCTACAAGCAAGTAGAACCAGAGCAATTGCTCCTATCCGAGGATGCAGAGATTGTCTGTGAATTTGTGAGAGCCAATGGGTCAACGACTTCATATGAGATCTCCGAGCGGCTGCACATGTTTGAACGGCGCGTCTTTAAGAGCTTGATCGAGGCGAAAGAGGCCGGAATTGTAAGGTTAGATGACGGTAAATATAGCATAGTGAGGGATTGAACATGGATTTCGAAGACGTAAAAGTCGGCCAAATGGTAAAGGTCGTTGCCGATCGTGGCAGCGATGCTGCCGTATATGCGGACTGCATAGGAAAATGCTATTCGGTGGTCGAAATGGGTGGCTTCGGCCCATTCGATCATACCATTGGCCTAAACGTGCCTGGTGCCGAGGGCATGAATGGGTTGCGCTGGTACATGCCAGAAGAATTGGAGGCGACCTAATGTTAGCAAAATGCGATTGCAAAAATGCATATCAGGACGCCCATTATGGCCCGGGCGTCAGGGTACACAATCTGATGAAGGCGGCAAAAGCAGATAGCACCGCGAAGCAGGGGCGATGTGTAGTATGTGGGAAAGAGAGGATGATCTAGCATGGTAGAAATGCGAAAGTATCATATAGAATTCATCTTAGAAATTGATAAAGAAGACGATCCTGCGAATACATTTCGATCAGTGGCCACCGACAAAGGATTGAGTGCCGTGGCTGCATATGCAGAATCTATGATGAGCATAGAAGGCCAACGGGTCCTTCGCGTGCATCACGTCACAGACCAGGGACCTATTGTGGTGATCTAAATGGTAAAGAAAATCAAGGAAATTGCTGAGAGGAGGGCTATACTCTCTGAAATATTCAAACTCAGAAACCGGGCAGTTAGAGCACTCGATGACGACAACGAGGACGCCTATAATGTGGCTGTTGATGAGCTGAGTGATGCTATTGTCCGGTTGGGGGCGATCTAAATGGTAAGTGATGATATCGATATCGTTTTCCGAGTAGATCTTTTCGGGGATTTCCTCGCACAATTATCCGACGAAGGACTGAGCAATCTACGTGCCGCAATTGCGGCTGAGGATTGCAGGCGAATTAAAATCAAAGACCAATTTCCGGAGCTGAGATAAATGGTAACATTGCGCAAACAAGTATTAGTCGACGCCGCAAAAACCTATGCGGCAAATGCAGGAAAAGAAGTATCGATCAATGATGCGGGCGGCATATGTCTGCAACCAGGTGATATCCTAATCTCATGTGTGGATGGAAAGCTGGAATGCAATGATCAGGTTACGAAGGAAGCCTTGGCTGAAATCATCATGGAGATGCCACAAGAGCCTCATGTAATGCGGTCGCCCGAAAGTAAGACAATCGCACCACATATGCCGAAAAAGTCCAATGGTGGGCAAATGAAGCCCGTTTCCGGGGCAATCCGAGATGTCCAAGTGGCCGAAATGACTTTTGACGACATCAGGAACTTCCTCTGCCCGGCGGCAAACGACAAAGACACGTTCATGTTCCTGAAATTATGTCAGGCTAGGAATTTAAACCCGTTCTGCAATGAGGCCTACCTGATCCCATATGAAGACAAGAAGTCTGGAGAGATTCGATGCTCTATGGTGGTAGGAAAGGAAGCCTTCATGCGGAAAGCAGAGGCAAACCCGCAATACCGGGGCTTCAAGGCCGGCATTATCATTTCCAAAGGCGATGAGCTGACCTACCGTGAGGGCACATTCCAGCGAAAGGGCGAAACCCTGGAGGGCGGATGGTGCGAAGTCTACCGGGCAGATCGCGATGAGCCAATTAGGTCAGAAGTCTCATTGGTCGAATATGACAAGGGCTTTGGGCTATGGGGTCAGGGTAAGAAAGCAACCATGATCAGAAAGGTAAGTGTAGTCCAGGCGCACAGAGAAGGATTTCCGACCGATCTATCCGGGTGCTATGACAGAGATGAGTTGGGCATTGATCCATCTAATGAGGTGTCGTCTACATGAGAGTCAAATGCCCAACATGTGACGGATTCTGCAAGGTCCGGGATGAGCACATTGTGTACCCGGCACCATATGAGCGTGCGAATTCCCCGCTCGTGGTTTGTGAAACGTGTGGCGGTAATGGGTGGGTGGACCAATGACGCCTCCCATTTTTCACCTAGATGACGAAGTGGAAACGGCCAACGGAACGCGATTCGAGATATCGCAGATCTGGAAGAGAAAAGACGGCTCTTTCTGGTATGCACGCGAAGGAATGTGCTATCATCCTGCCAGCTCCCTTCGATTGGTGGAAGAGCTAAAGATATGCGATTATGTGCAAATTGTTGGCCTATCCACGAGCGGTGATGCTAACTTTCCCGGTACAATCGGGCAAATCGAGCGAACTGTGGGCACCAAATTCATAGTCGATAAATCTCCATATTTCTATCCACCAGAGAGCCTGCGAAAGCTCACTCCGGAAGAAGTGCAAGCCCATCGGAATCCCGGAAAACCTACATACGAATATCCAATCACACCAGCAAAAGATTTTGATGATTTGACTCTCAGAGACATTGCCCGGATGTCTGGCATCTGCAAAAACGAGCATGGTGTCTGGATAAGTACTTTACTTGGAAGGGCACATAAAAACGAGGAGCGGCTATCTGCCATCGAGAAGCAACTGGAAGAGCAACAGGAAAAGATCGGTCAATTCAATGGAGAGATCGGCCACTTGATCGGATCAATTCAAGAATGTCTGATAGAAGCCGGGAATGTCGAAGCAAGGACGAAATGCCGCGAAATGGAGATCGAGAAACGCCTTGCCTTTGTCGAAAAAATCCAACGCGACCAAGACGACCTGATAGGCCGCGCAATTCGGGACGGAGTGGTTGAGATACTGGATTTTAGGAGGAAAGCATGAACCAGATACTCTTCTCCCATTTTTATTCCAAGTTCCCTCGTGATTACCAATATTCCAAGCTACTTCAGGTACTACCTATCCAGCTTGCAGAGCTATCCCCGGAATTTAGGCGATACGATACGACTTATCTCGATGGTGGAGAAGAAAAACAATATCCTCTGCCAGCCAAAGGCAACTATATGCTCCTCCTATTGCAGGGCGGATCTGGTCATGGGAAGCTGTGGACTACCATTAGGTCGCAGACAGGAAAGGGTGGCTTGGACAAAATGACATATTACAAGTCTCTTGTGGGTGAAATATTTGAGTGCGATGTGGTAGAATGACCTGGACAGATGAAGACGTTGTATTGATCGCCGGGATCGCTGGCATAATCGTGGCAGCATGCGTCGCTTACATGCTCGGTTACTGGGATGGCTATCATGCTATCTGTGTGGGAGGGCAACCATGAACGATGAGTTCTATCTATCCAGAAAAGAGTTCGCTGCAATGCAAAGTTTCATGGGAGGGCATGACCATGATAGATTGTTCTGATTGCCCGGACCTGAAATGCGAATATTCCCTGAACCTGATCTGGTATTGCAAACATGATGCGGCGCACACGAGTTGTAACAAGATGCTAATGCCGGGGGGAAAGGATGCACGAAAAAATAAAATGTTGCATGGCTCCTGGTGAAGCCTCCCGTGAACAGGATTTGCGGATTGCGCTTTCACATGATCCGCGATTCGAGCCGCTACAGATCGATTCATCCATTCCGGTAGATGTCCAGTTTACAGGAACTCCCCGATACATCGGGCACGATCTCATGGGAGATGAATATGTTGTAAATATATTTAACTGTGAATTAAAAGAATGTTCCGACTACATTTCATCCGCATTAGGAAAAGATGGTCACCTATATTGTCAGCATCTATCCATGAGGGAATCCGGCCATCCCGCGATGATCCTGGTTCTTGGTAGCGACCTAGATGTCTCAAATGCAATCATAGACTCATTGCAGACCAGGTATAGAGGAAAAGAGCTTGCATTCCAGATTAGCAACTATGAAGCCAGATTGCAGGACTTCGAAGCTAGGTCGTTTGCTAACGGAATTCCTGTCATGAGGTGGAAGGCTCATCCATTTAGCCGGTTGCTCTCAACCGCGGCTCAGGTGTTGGGCGATCCATCCATGATGGGGTATGGCCCGAAGCCTGCAAATGGAGAACGGGATTTGGTGGCGGCAAGCCTGTTATTTCGCGGTATAGGGGCGAAAACACTGGAGCCAGTCATGTCAGAATATCGGCTTGCTCTTGTGCCGAAGGGCGAATATGCCAGGCAGCCGCTAGACATGGATGGCATAGGACCGAAGAGGGCAAAGCTGATTGAAGAGAGAATAGTGATGCATTATGTCAGATGATAACAAGCCGGGTTGGGATGGTGTATAAATGATTATATACAAATATCAATTGGTATTGGTAGAATCTCAATATGTGGCAATGCCAGAGGGCGCCAATGTTTTGTCAGTCGGATTGCAGAACGGAATTATTACCATTTGGGCCAAAGTTAACCCCAACAATCCGAGCATTGCGTACGCATTTTATATTGTGGGCACCGGCGGCGAAGTGCCTGGCAACACTGAATTTATAGGAACTGTGATGCAAGATAGATTCGTCTGGCATGTATTTCAGGGGCAATCTACTTGAGTCCAATTGATAAGCTGGTTGGGAAATCTGCATTGGATAGATTCTCTACGTTGATTACGATTTTCCTCGCTGGATTAAGTTTCGGCATTGGATTCTGGTTGGCGTATAGGTGGGTTGCATGAATACCGAAACTGAATTCCTCCTGCTATATGTGGGCAGCTTGGTAGTTATATTTTTCATAGGATTTGCATTGGGGCGGTATCTGTGAAAAAATCTGAGCTAGAGGTCACAATCGATGCATTGCGAAAAGAAAACAACAACCTAATTACAGAACTGCTAACCTTCCAGCCAAAAGCAATCGCCCTGATCAGAGAACGAGATATGATCTTTGACAAAGCCCCATTTCACAAGCCAACCAATGCGGCAGAAGAGTGGCAGGATCTGGCATTTTGGCTATATACCTATATATGCGAAATGGATTCGCTATGTAGGAACTCAATTGAGGAGGATGAATCGTGTTGTGCTTGAAATGTCGGCGCTATTGGGTGTATTTGGATCACCCAAACGTGTGCCCGGATTGTGGCGGGCCATTGGGAAAGAAAGAATTGGTCACGCGGATACGGATTAGGTGGTTAATATGATAGAGCCCACTTCCAGATTATTGCATTCCATCGAAAAAGACAACCAGACCCCCGAGCTACGGACCCTCATCTTGCAAAAAGAGATTGCTCAGGTGGGCTATAGGTTGGTCAGATGCCATAGGACGCCACAGGACGCGGCCATATATATGGCTGATATCGGGCTTGAAATCGGTCACGCAATGGTACAGCTCGAAATGCTGGCATTGGATCTCGGATTGGCGCCGGAAGACTGCAAGCAATTGGGATTAGCAACTACCTGGCAACGTTTCAAGGAGTTTTGGCCAAATGATGATTAATTATGGCGGTTGTGTCCCCCTATCATGCATCGACTATCCAGGCTTCGCCGCAATGACAATATTTTTACGAGGTTGTCATGTGCACTGCCCCGGCTGTCACAACAAACATCTGTGGGAAGGCAGCGATATGCGGGATGAGAGCGAAATTTTCCAAATGATAGACTCGGCAGGTGACATGATAAGTGCGGTCGTCATCAGTGGCGGAGAGCCACTTGAGCAGCCGGATGCAATCAGGTCCATTTCACAGTATGCTCATGGAAAGGGCTTGCTTGTCGGTCTGCATACCAGTGGGCGCGGTGATCTGGCAGATGTGATCGAGTGCGCCGATATGATCCTATTATCGCGACCGGAACGGCAACCCTGGAATGCGGGGGAACCTACATGCTAAATCATGGCAGTCGTCCCGCCACCAAGCACAAAGGTCACAAGCAGGCTAGTAAGGAAATATCGAGGTGAATTGTAGATGAATAGAGATGAGTTTCGCCGCACAATAGCGGCGGCTGGG